TGACTTACCAATACCTGGGGCACCCCACAGAAATACTGGACGTTGTACCTTAACACATTTGCGAATGCTCTTCTTCGCTTCGTTTGGGCTAACGGTACGATTTGCTGAAATCTTTTCTGCCATTTTATTACCTTTCTAATAAGTGAGTGTGTTTTTGCAACCTACATACATATTATATGATAAAACCGTCTCTATGTCAAGCGATTTCTGTGTTTTTATGGGAGATTTCTTTGGATTTTCCGAACTTATAGAGATCGCCGCTGAACAAGATCAACTGTACAGCGACCTTTTCTCGGCTTACATAAATGGATTTTTTGTTCAAATAGAATGGGCAATCGATGTATTTGTCCATCCAAATGATAATTTGATTAGTGATACTTGTGTTATCTGGAATGTCTATCTGGTAAAATTTAAGCCCAACATCTCTAGCAAGTATTTCGTACCCTAGTCCAGTGAGTCCGAAGCTCTTTTCGCCCTCTCTAGGATTGCGCCACCATACCCACATTATATGTTCAATATCGGCAGGATCACTTGCAGCCCCTAGATCTTCGAGGAATTGTTTAGTTAGACGTCTTTTGGTATCCATTTAGGATGATTTTTCGCCAGTGGTTAGTTTGTATACAGCAAAGTCATCACAGTTGTATAACTTGTTTAACTTTTCTGCTAGATTTAATGCATGCCCACTATTACTAAAAGACACTTTTTTATACTTTGGACCTAGTTGTTGTGCCACGATAGAACTAGTTTTAAGATTGACTGGTTTATCTTTATAAAACACAGCCCAAATGGCATCGGCTTCTAAAACCTGTTCAGTTTTATAGGTCTTTTTATTTGTTATTTCTAATAACACATTTGGTTTTGGTCTGCTCACGAACGACTCCGTAGCACTCGTTGATAGTGCTCGTGTATTTAGCAGCATATTACTCAAAAACCCCCGCCGTCCATATTGACAGATATCGTGTCAGGCAGTGTGCTAGCGGTCTGTAGTTGGGCATCGAGTTGTCCTGCAATGCGAGTCATTGTTACCGCAAGGCTTTCAGATAGAGCAGTTACTTCTTTAATGTCTAGAGTAAGGTGCTTTTGATTGCTTTTAATAGCAATCTTGGCCTTGTCTAGGAACTGTTCGATGGGCATAGTGTTAAGTTGTTTCATAGTTTATTCACTTGGTTAAGCACGGTCTTCATTTCTTGTTCTGTTTTGAACGGCCCCTGATACGGATAACGTTCTAGTGTGATTAACTTTGGGCAAAAACTCTTAACCCAACCTTTACGAAACTGGATCACATAGTAGCCTGCACAATATAGGCTCTTGCTCTTAGAACTTTTAGCATAGATTGGTAGTTTGTTTTTGACATTGTATACAGGATTGAATGGTTTACTACTGCACGGAAAATCGTATATTGATTTAAGATCTACAGGTTTGCTGGGTTTAATACCGTTAATACTATCTTTGAATAACTCTTCACCGAATCGAGATTTAACTTCGTTTATATCGTGTAGTTCTACCTTAAGTCCATTCCTGAAGAAAGCATATCCTTTCTTTTCTTTGTTCAATGTACCTAATTTAATACCGCGATTTTCTAATATCCAAACTTTATTTGGTACTAAGACTTTTGCTGTTGTATTCATTGTGTATACCTCGCATTTAATGGCTCTGCAAAACTCTGTGCCTGTTCGGCAACTTTTGGAAGATCGTAACTTGCGCAGAATTTTAATAATCTAATACCTACCTGTCCAACATTTTTGTTAGCAGTTACACCGGTTTCAATAGTTTCTTTAATTAATGCTTTAATCTCATCTGGCTGTGCGGCTAGATCGCATAAGAGTTTATTACGTTGGAAATCATCTAACACACGATGCTCAACACCTTCATGATCAACCCAACGCTGTAACATTAAGTTATTCCAAGCCCAACCTTTGCTGTCACGGTCACCAAATGCTTCGCGCAGTCCTACTTTATTCTTTGTACCTTTTTCACGCACACCCGGATACGCACTAAAGATATTATCGCTAGTATCACCACGCATACATTTCTCAAACAATAACCATTGTGGATCTGGAGCAGGCTTTGCCTCTTTAGTTTTCTTATCAATTACACGCTTGCCTTTGTCATCAAAGTAGCCTTCGTGCGTGATAGTAACGCCAGCAACACCATTGTACTGACGTACATTGGGTGCAATTAGCTGTGCAAAGTCCCCGTCTGTTGAGATAATAACATGATCATCATTCGGATGGCTTTGTACCCAACCTGCAATAAGATCATCTGCTTCTAATTGCGGATGTTGTAAGACTGTGCAGTTAGTCTTTTCAGTAACAAAGTCTTTAAACTCGTCAAATGTTTCCCAAAAGATACGGTCTTCTTCTTGCTCACTAGGACTTTGAGCAGCACGGGCTTCTGTGCGCTGACGTTTATAAGGAGCATAATGATCTTTACGCCAACTACGACCTTCTAAGAAAAAGATAACATGAGTACCGCCGAATTCTTTCCATGCTTTACGCACGGAGTTTAAGATAATCTGTAGACTCATGCCTACTTTCTCACTGTTATCTCCACGCACTACATGTCGAGCTCTAAAGAATGTGTTTGCTGTATCTACTAAGATGAATGTCATATTGTATTAAATCCTTACCTGACGGGTTGGAGTTAAAATCCTTTCTTTGGTTTCTTTCTTCATAAACATAATATCAACCTGCAATAGTATATTCTCGTTTTGATGCGTTTCTAACAAATCTACTGGCACAAAATCTCTGCTCTTAAAGTAATCTAAATAATCCTGTATACCCGGAGCTCCGAGATTATATTTTATAATCGGGCATTCTACATACATCAAGTCTACTTGATGTATGATAGATTCTGCACCTGCTAAAATATCTAATTCAGAACCTTGCGTATCTAATTTAATAAAATTAGGAATCGGCAAGTTGTATTCTTTTATTATAGCATCAAGTGTTGAGCAAGTCAATCTGATACTAGATTGATCGTCATATACTTCGGTATTTTCTTTATAATAACTGTCGCCAGTGTTTGTTCCATTATAAAATTCTACATACTCTCTACCGGGATTGCTTAAGACTGTATTGAAGTAACGGAAGCTGCTGTCGGATAGGATCTTATTATATGCAGGGTTGGCTTCGAATAAGATAAACTCTGCATCAGGACAAGCCTCATCTCGTATCTCATTGCTCCAATCTCCAACACACGCACCTATGTCGTAGACTGTGTTTATTTCTAAACCTAACTGTTGTATGCCTTGTATCCAATCTGTTAATCTTGACATTAACTGATCTCTGATTTACCGTTGCCAATACTGTTTACGTTAATGTAGCCTGCACCTCTACGGTCCATGTCTACTCCTGATTCTGCACCGATATTACGACAAAGATCTTGGAACCATCGATCTGCAATTTCTTCGTCTGACTCACCGTAGTATCCTGCTTCTTTTAATTGTACTATAAAATACTCATTCCAGTCAAGCTCAAAGAATCCGTTGCGTGGATTCTCTGGATTTACTTTGGTATCTATCACAGCAATATATGCTTCCTTTCTTGCAGTAGCAGCTTCCTTGGGACCTAATTTAGCATATTCTGCAGCCTCTTTAGCTTTTACAGCCGCGGCAGTAGCTAGTTCTGCTTCATTTTCTGCTGTTATCTTTTCAAGGGTAGCTTTATCTTTAGCCTCTTCGAGCTTGTCAATACCAAATAACTTCTTAATAAAATTCTGCATATTAATCCTTAAATAATTCATTATGTACCCCACTCGTTTTTAAACAACGGTACTTGCAATCTATCACTGTATCGTAATCCGTGTTTCATCGCTAATTCCGCAACACGACGATTGTTTAATGCATAAACACTCTCTACTCCGCCGACTGGCATTAAGTAGCAAGGACCTGTAAATCCGTTTTGTTGATAGATATCTAACGCCTCTAATGCTTCTTCAACATCGTCTTCTGTTGCTACAACAAACTTGAGATATGTATAGCCGACGTCTTCGTACTCGCACACAATCTCAGGTTTAATTGCTTCGTCTGGATGTTCACCACTTGCGCTCAATTTAGCACTGACACTAAAAGTTACTTCTCGATCAAAGTTTTCACTTTGCCAATTGAGTAGGTACGTTCTAAGTTCTAGCGATAATTCTTGAGTGCCATTTGTCTCAAATGTAATTTCTTTTAGATTGGCCATCTTAGGATGATCTAATAAATCTGGATAAGCACGTTGCCAACCTAATAAAGGCTCACCACCTGTGATAACCAAATGCTCGTCATTCCAATCTTTGTGAGGCAACATGTCTATAATTGCATCTACAATACTATCTGACTCTAACATCGGGCTCAAATGCTTAAAGCGTGGATCCCAACTGGCATAACTGTCGCAGCCTGTGCTGACTAAAGGCAATTGATCATATTTGGTATATAGTTCTGGATTGACAGTTAGGTATTCTTCACTTAACTGCCCTTTGCCCATACCAAAACCTGCACACTTAAAGTTACAGCCAAAAGTACGCAAGAAGATTGATGGTACTCCCATATATCTACCTTCACCTTGGATTGAATAGAATAATTCAGCTACCTTAAGTTTACTCATATAATTTTGACCATATTTTAAGTTTTTCAATTTTGTTTAATTTAGCAGTAGATAGATTATTTAGGTCTAGAACACCGTGCTCAACTAAAATATCTACCAGGGCCAACATATCGCCAATTTCCATTTCTAAATTAGCTCGTTGGGTAAGGCCTGATTTGTGAGAATTATCTAGTCCAAATCGATATATTTTACTAGCTGCCTGTATTACTTCGGCACATTCTTCCTGCAGAATAATTAATGCTTCTTGTGTTTTGTTAGCTATCACGCTTTTAATATCCAATCTTCAGCAACTACCTCTGCAGAACTCTCAGAAAGAGCTACTTCGCTACGTAGATAATTTCCATCTTCATAAAACATTATAACATAGTTACTGTCTTGTTTGCAAATATTTGCTGTTCTATTTCCTTCTTCATAGGTACTGAGTATCATTCTTCGCATCCTCTTCTTCGTCGCTGTTGGACTCTTCGCGATATTCACCTTCGTAAACTTCTTCGTCACCTACGATAATCCATTTAGCCTCACTCCACTTGCCTGTGGTGTCATAATCATAGTTTTCGATATCTTCACCATCGTAGGTAATGCTATATACCATTTGCCAACCATCGTAATCACCATAGGTGATTTTGAGTTTCTTAGGATCAAATGGCGCACGTAGCTCAAACTCGTTACCAAACAGTAGACCCTTCTCACCTTGGGCACCATAGAAAAATACAGTACCTTCCGGATTATCGCTGATATACTGCTCTTCACTTTCTTCTACGGCAACACCGGCTTCTTCAAGTGCCGAGCTGCCTAATGAACAGGACCAAACGGGGTTACCATTTTCATCAAATACTTCGATAGTGTTCGTGTCATCAAATGTAGCACCGCTCTCGTGTGTCCCGCCAACATCGTATGGACTACCTGGTTCAAATGGGCGTATATCTTCTGGAATATCTTCCCAAAGTTCTTCATCCCAACTGCTAGCATATTGTTCGATGTCGATTTTCTTTTCTTTGAAGAAATCGTAAATTTTACGATCCACAGCGCCATAATAAATCTCACCGCCATACGCACCGATCTCAATTCGATAGTTGCGAGGTGTAAACTTTAATGTTTCTATCAACTGTTCTTTTTCTTGATCCGTTGCCATAATATTTCCTTTCGTTATTCCCACCAAGATTCATAAGGAAAATCAATCCACACATCTTCCTCGGCTTTATTAATTTCAAAACCAACATAGTCCATCTTAACCTTGCAATCACTTGCTAAATTATCTGCTACAACTGCAAATTTCACATTTTGATTCCAAACATGATTCCATCTATCGCTAGGTGGCAAGCAACTAGTTTGCCAATCCTTCATAATCCAGTTTAGGGTTTCGCCTGTGTCATTAATGTCATCCACGATTAAGATATTTTTTGGAATAACTTCATCACCGTAGCCAAACGCATCTTCACTCATCCAAAGATTACTTTCTGTGTCTGCGTGATCGCGTAGTGCTACTTTTAATGTATGCATTGGGATTTTAAAATAGTGGCTGATCATCGTAGCAGCCAATAGTCCACCGCGAGTGATGCCAACTACATAATCGGGCTGCCAATCACTAACTACAATATCTCTACAGATAGTGCTAACATATCCTCGATATTCTTCAAAACTGATTCTTCTCTTATCCATTGTTCTCTTCCGATTTACATAGATCATACATCATCTTAAACTGGCTCCAACTCTTGGCCAGTGCGGGAAACTGCTTACACATCTCGCCCATTTTAATAGGATCAATTTTATATTCTAACATCCACTGATGCTGTTGATCGGTGTATGACCACTCTCCGGTTCCAGCACCACTCCTAATAATTTGTCCACCACCGGCACCTTGAGGTAGATACCCAGGGTATACAGTACTCATTGTTTTAGTGACTCGATAGTGATAATCTTAGCAAGCTCATGTCCTATATCTTGCTCATCGTTAATAATATACAGGCCACGGCGATTGCGGTCTTTAACATCATCATAGAAACGGGTTTCTATTACCATACCACCGTTGGCTTTGTACACACTAAATGTAATGCCCTTATCGCTGTCAATCCTTGGACTGCGATCAAATCCAATAGTTTCTATCTTATCAGTCTCTCGTTGATAGATAGCATCTGCCCATTTTAAAATTAAATTCTTTAACATGCCTCTTCCTTTTTGATCTGATTGACGTAGATGTCGTCTTTGGTCTATGCTAACTGAACCTGTATTCATTTCTTTTCCTTAATCTTTTGTAAAGTGTGATATCTATCACGCCAATATTTCACATCTGCTAGTAAACTTTCGCTCATATTACGATAACGTTCTAGATCCTTGCGCATTTCTGCATCAAGTTCGTCTACAGTTTTTTGTTTCTTGCGATCGTGCAAGATGTCAAACCAAACAGCACCTGTTACAATACCGACAATTAACCAAAGAAAAGGACTTAATATCATCTTGGAGCAAATTCCTGTTGTAGTTTGATATTATCAAAGAACTCTTTCTTAGTATCTGGATCTGATTTGAACGCACCTTTTAACACAGTTGTCTGCGTTAATGAGCTATGTGCCATAATGCCACGATTCTCACAACAACCATGTGTTGCTTGGATATACACAGCAACATTATCACTACCTGTTGCCTTCATAATCTCACGTGTGATATCGTTACATAGTTCTTCTTGTAGTGTACCGCGTGTAGCACACCATTGTGCGATACGGGTATATTTAGATAGGCCAATTAGTTTGCTAGCGGCAATGATGCCGATGTAGGCTACACCTTTAACTGGTTGGTGATGATGACTACACATACTGCGTAATTCACTGCGCACTACCAACATACCTTCATAACGGTCTTCGCTGTCGTTTGGAAATGCTGTAGCATCTGGATTAGGGTCATACCGACCAGCCATGATCTCATTAAAGTACATCTTAGCAAGTCTGCGTGCTGTACCGTGACTGTTGGGATCGTTTTCTCTATCAATTAATAAAGTATCTAAAACACATTCAAATGCTTCAGTTGCTTCGTCAATTAATAGAGCTTTATTTTCTTCTGTGATGTATTCTGAGATGTTATCACCAGCCCAAAACCGTTTGTTATCTTTCTTTAGGTTACTGCGAATGGTTTCGCTAACCGGTATGTATTTTGCTACCATTTTATCTCCGATGATAAGCCAGTGGATTGGCGTATGTTAATATTATATAGGTTTATTTAGGCCGTGTCAACTAGCGAATAGTTTTATTTTTCGCCACTGCACTTGCTAACACTGTTAAATCTACACCTAATCCTTCTGCATACTTTAATAATGCCGAAGTATCTTTAGGAAAGCAAGCGCCACCAAATCCATATTTGCCATCTGGTCCTGGAACATCGAAATGACTGTTGCCTTGACGGAGATCAAACTGTACAGTTTCTTTGATAACAGTGTAATCTAATCCAGCGGCATCTGCAAGTGCTTTTAACTCGTTCATAAAGATAACTTTAGTTGCTAAGAATGTGTTAATAGCATACTTTGTTAATGCTGCCTCACCGATACCGATTTTTGTAATCTTATCCACTTTACGTTGTGCTGCTAAGATAGCCGCTTCAGCTTGAGTAGCATACGGCTCGTATCCACCGATGATAGCATAAGTGCCGTTGATGTAATCTTCAGTAGCAGTTGCCGCAACTAAGAACTCTGGTGCATGGATAAGATTCTTGTGGTCTTGCTGTAAACGAATATAAACGCTAGGTGGCGCAGTGACCTTACTGATGATTGGACCTACATAGTCTACAAGTTGGGACATAACATCTTCTAAGATGCTGGTATCACAACTACCATCTGCACCAATTGGACTTGGTACACAGATATAAATTGCCTCACATGCTTTAGCATCAGCTAAAGTTGCTGGTAGTCCTTTATGCGGATCTACATCAACTGTTTCAATACCTACTAGATCGTGTGCTGCCTTGACAGCACCACCTACAAATCCTAATCCAATAATTCCAATTTTCATTTTAAACCCTTTAATAATTCTGTAGCACTAAAAAAATGTTCTGTTAAACTATATGCCTGTTGCGGAATATAGTTTCTAAGACTATCATATTGTGCCATATGTTTGATAATCTTATCGCATATTTCTTGCTTATGTTCTAAATAACTGTCCCACGATTCTGTCCAAGCACTTGGATATTTCCACGTGTCTGCAAACATCTCGCTATAGCTCAACCGATCCGGTACCATAGGAATAGCATTTAATAGCGCACCTTCGTACATACTGATACCTAAAGTTTCTTGCAGGTTAGCACTGAACACTAACTTTGCTTCACCTAAAAGATTATGATATTCGTTCTTTGTTAGTTGTTGGTCCTGGCAAATCACCCATTCAAACTGTGGTAATGTCTGTGCTAGGTCTCTAAAGATTTCGACCTGTTTCTCAGGGGCAATACGATGCGGAAACAGTATTAAGTCACGCTTAGCCATACCTTTGTACAGATCGAGTGTATTGGCCATATATTCCATAGGCCATCCTGTACGCACAATCTTGCCATCTTCTTGAAGCTCTCTAAATTCTTCTTCAACCCAGGCATGCTCTAACATAAGTCCACCTTGTAAGAGATTTTCAAAGAATATCTTAATATGGAAATCTGTGGCAAAGTAGTTGTGGTCGATAGCCGCAAAGAAACTTTTCTCAGCGTGTCTGACCCAAGGAGCAGCTCCAATCAATCGACCTAAAAAGTCTTGAGGGTCATAACTGCCAGCGTGCCAAAGTGCATGTATGGTTACTTTTATTCCAAGTAACTCTGACATATACTTAAGATTAATAATACCGGGATGCCAAGCATCAGTAAAAATAAAATGGTCGCCACTATGTACTTTGCCATCTGTAAAGAGTCTGCCCATCTGTTCGACTTGTGAAGCCTTGTAGATATTAGTACCCCCAAAATTAAGGAAAGCACCGGGAGTAGTGGCGTTAGGTATGTCAGTAGGTCCTGCAATAATGTGGACATCGTGTCCCTCCTGTTTTAGCAGAGCAGGTACATGGGATTTCCATTCTCCCGTGTACCTGGTTTCGACTGCTTCCAAATCAACAAGGAAGACAGTCATTATCGTGGATTCCGACCTTGATAGCCACTAGACTGACCATTGCGTTGTTGCCATTGTTGGCGACGACGACGTTTTTCCAACCACTCTTTACAAGCCGGCGACTTGTATAGATCCGCTGGATCATACTTAGTTAAGTTAAACCTGCAATAGTTTAACCACGCATCTAGATCATCATAGATCTTATGTACTTCTGGCTTTATTGTTAGATATTTGTTTAGCCATCTTGGTTGTGCCACGATACTTCTCCTTATTAGTCAGCAAGGGTTGCTGAATTATATTCTTTGATTAATGCAATTAACTCTTCTTCTGTGTTACACAGAACCTTAGCATTTGCCCAATCGTCTTTTTTGTTACGACCACCAATCTCTACCATCCAACCGTTGTCGTACCGATTGACTGTAATAGAGTCATTTACTTTTGCTAACTTGTTTAATTGTGCCACGATAAATCTCCTATACTGTGACAGTTTATGAAAGAGTACTTGTGTACTCGTGATAACATCCATTCTCGCCATCTTCAGATACTTCGATCCAAACATCACGATTGGGATACTTTTGAGCGATCTCTTTGTAGAGATCATCTGCGATCATCTCGCAGCTCTTATAATTTAGTTCTAAAGTGGAACCCTGACCTGCATACAGGCTTTCGAGCCATCGTTTGAATTGGATGAATTCGATGTCTCTGTCGTTGTGGAACACGTCAATTGACACCCTGAAATGGAAAATATGACGATGAGGACTAGCAAGGAACGATACATCATATTCATCTCCGGTTTTAAGTTGTGGATCTGTAGCAGCCGCAGGATAGCAGTGGATACCTTCTTTACGGAAAGTTACCCAAATCTTTTTATTAATCATTTAAGAATCTCATCTTGTCCATAAGCATCCCATCCAGTGAACGCTTCTGTTGTTGTTAAATCACGTAGTCTATGACACCATACACCTGGATTGGTAGCATCGAAACCTATATCATCAATCTTTATTGTAGCATTATATCCGAGCATTTGCAACCCCGGAATCTTCACTGAGATCTGCGGAATGAATCTGCGATTCTCAATAAGCCCACTTTCTAGTAAACCCGGAGCATCTTTAACGTCTAAATCTAACGTACACCAATAGCCCGTTTCTAAACATACTCGGATCATATTTTCCCAAGGCCGCCAAACTTCGATTTTATCAATAATTCCATCTGCATCGAAACTTTGATTTGCACCAAAATAGATATGTGTACAATAGTTCTCACCCGCTATTTCTAAAATACTGTGCGGATTTTGAACACCTACTACAAATAGTGTCTGCATATCGAACGCAGGAGTATGTTCAATCTCCACACCTGTAAAGAATGTAACATTGTCTAAGGTACCCGATTTATAATCACGCTTCATGGGTTTCACTTTCTATTTGAAGATTGACAATCATTAACTCTTGTTCAGCCTTGCCACAGTTGGCATCATCCAAATACGGACTTTTTCTTGTACGTATTTGCTCCATTAATTCAATTTGCCGTTGCACCAGTTCTTCTAACCTAGTCATTGTTTAATCCTTCTTCTAAGGCACGTAACTCGTCATCATCTGGATTGGCCAAATCTACTTCTTCTGATGTAGTAACTTCTTCAACATCAAATAAGTTTGTAAATGTATTTTGAGCAGGACCACCTTGTAGACGAGCACCTTCTAGGCTGGTTAAGAATGGGCGAGCTTGATTGATCATCTCAAATGCTTCTTCTTTAGTAGCAGTGTTAAACAACTCTTCAATGAACTGATTGAAGTACAAGATATTACGTGGAACCCAATCACTGAACTGATCTCCAGTTGAATCTTTGGCATTTAATTTCTTCCAATGACGCCAATCTGGTTTAAAGCGTGTTGATTCGATATCTGCTAATTGATTAGCACGTTGTACTGCTACAATGTGACAGTAGACATTATGCCCCATCATTAGTGCATAGGCAAAACTATCCCACGATGTCTTATTAGGAATCTTTCCTAGTTTATTAAGTCTCGGAGCAACCGTATAATGATCTGGATTTAAATGATTAAACTTAACATCTGCGCCTAACTCTTGTTGTGTTTTTGGCACGCCTAGATCATAGTAGGCAATGTCTTTCATAGTCAATCTGCGACCAATCTCACTTTCAAACGGAAATGGAATATCGCTGCCAGACAGTGATTTATTATCCGGAGCCTTGTCCATGATAACACTCCAACGTTTGGTACTGTGTTGAGCATTAGTATAAACAAGACCATGTGCAGTTGCAATAAACGGACTAGCACAGTCAAAACTAATTGTAAGTTCTGGATTGATATGTTTACGAATCTGTCTTTGTATACTAGTCAAATAACAAGCCCAATCTAATTGTGCTGTACCTAAAAAGTGAATCCAATTCTTGCCTTTTAGTAATCCATCTTCACGCATGGTCATTAGACGTTTAAGTGTGATGTCCATCTTACACATATTTGCACCACCGAATGCCCATCCTTCTGCTTCTTTGCCAGCATAAGGGCCTGCAGGATCGCTGTATTCTTTAACACCATTATACCATTTTTCAGCAGTATCCCAATCTCCGCCTTGTAATACATTCAACCACTTGGTGTGACCTAGACGATTAGTTAAGAAATAATCATTATTAAAGCGTGTTTTTTCCAAACAATCTTCAAAAGATTTCAACCCTGTCTTTGGACTGTGAATGTGATCGCATGCCCAGGTCGGAACGTCTAACATCATTGACCAATCAGCAGTCATTTCTAACCACTCTAAAATACTTTGGCGAGTTTTGTTAGCAGCCAGACCATCAAAGTTTAACCAATCAAACTTAAGAACACCTTTACCGATCTGGTATCCGCCCGAGTCACCTAAGATCATTGTGTTTGGTCGATCACGTTGTTGTATCATTGACTCTTGGGTAATACTCTTATTAAGATCTAATTGTGCGTGACCTGCTGAATATAGGCCATACTTGTAGGTAAAGTAGCCTTCTTCTGGATTTAAAAAATTCATACCTTCGATGCCGCGATCAAAACCTGCTGGAATTCGTTCTTTAGATACAAACTCTTCTAAACGTTGTTTAGCAACATAGGTGCTATAAAACGAGCTGATGGCCGGAAGATATACAGCATAGTCCTTTTGTAGAGGTGTTAGATTAACTTGTTGTTTCATATCTGTCCTATGCCTGTGCTGGAATAATGTATTTGTATGTTGCCAGACCACTGTCCATGGTAATTTGCAATGCACCGCTATCACTAATACTTAATGTACAGTTGTTTACATCTGCAATTTTTAAGATACTTAAGATAGCGTTAACTGGCCATGTAAAGCCTTTAGTTAGTTTGCCTGTGACATTAGTTGCAAAAATAAATTCACCGCCATGTGTTGATTGATCACCGAATATGAATTTTAAGTTACCTTTGTCGTCTGTTTTAGCAAGGAACGTTGTGTGTTCATTATTCGCACCTGCTTGGAAACTAAAACGCTGGATTGCCTGTAGACTTGGATTAACTTCTACATCCCAGTTAGCACCACGGAACTTAACAGTCTTAAGTTTTTCATTGATGATTTCGGTATTCATAAAGCGATAGTCATTCTTGAAGTCACCGCTTTCGTTTTCAAAATGTAAGCCTGTTGGAACAGTTTCACCATTTCGATCTGATTTAACTACATCGATTTTAGCGTTTTCTTTGTACTCAGCACCATCTAACAAATATTTTAACTTGTTAAGTTGTGGCATGCCAAACACACCTAACATATCTGCATATGGTTGGGCTGTTTCTGCATACATGATCACTGTGCGATCATCTGCCATACTGTCAATTTTAGTTGAGGCTGCTTCGCCTGTGATTTTTACGATATTTAAAAAGCCTAGGTTGTGTGTATGTGCTACGATGTCTTGTAAGATCTGTTTCATGTGAGTTCCTTTATGTTATAGTTAAGTATATTTAGAAAATATTCAATTGTCAAGTATTTTTTTACTCAAAATCAAAAAGTGCGCCAAAAGTATTGTTCTGGGTAGTTGATTCTAAATCCCATTCCAGCACACCGATAAGATTATCTAGTTTGTTATTGATAATAGTTGCTTCCATTTCTGCGTGATCAAACGGCAGTTCTTGGAACCATTTGGGTAAACGCAGTTCATCTACTGGATACGCAATCGATGTATATCCAAGTGGATTGTCCTTCATCTTGCAGACAATAACTTTCATACCGTCTACAATGTTCATGGAATATTTGTCGCCGTTCATACGCTTCAAAGTATTCCAGTTGATACTGGCACGAACGTGCCCTGGCATATTACTTTTACCTGCCTTTTCTTCTTTAGCCTGATAGGCTGCAATATTGTTAGCCCGTTTCGGACTACCTTTCTCCCAACCTGGTCGCAGTTTAAACTGTGTTCGGAACTCGCTGATCATTTCAAGAATTTCTGGCTCACCTGCGCCATTTAACACTTTGGTCAATACTTCACTTAGGAAGTTCTGCATGAACTCCGGAGTGTCTGAGCGTTTTAAATCTAACCCCATGGCCTTGATCTTGCCTGGTTTGCCATCCACATCGTAACGATTACCATCCTTGTCATAATACAATACAGCATATCGTTTCTTAGTAATGAACAGACCCTTAACAGCAACAATCTCACGACCTGCTTTAATAACTTCACCACGTGACTTAGGACAATGAAAATCGTCTAGCATCAGTTGCGGAAATGTGCCATTGACCTCGTCGGCTACTGTATTATACAAATCAATAACGGTATCACGTGTCCAAGTAAGTTGACCTTTATTGATCTCATTCTTTAGAGTAGTGTATGCGCTAAAGTACGCACTATCTGTATCACCATAGATGATACTCTTACCTATATGATCATAATCACCTGTAATAATCTCATTTACTTTTGCGGCCATATGGCGTGCGATACGTCGCCCAGTAAGGGTTGTGGATTGTCCAATACGATTATCAAAGAATCTACAACCAGCATTAAGAATAGCACCATACAGGCTATTAAGGTTAATCTTTTTAACAAGCTGTCGCTTATCCCAATACTCTTCTTCAATTTTGTTGCCAACATCGATAGCTTCCTTTAATTTCTTCTGCATTTCTTTACGTTCGGCATACCAACGTTTTAATAAGCCTGGAATAATTCCATCCTTGGCATAGGTGAAGATAGTGCCATTTGCACTGAGCATCCATGGCTGATTACTTTCAAATATTAGCTCATAGATTTGGGCGCCGCTCATAACATCGCTATGCCCATCTTCCCAATCAATAATGATTTCGTTAGTTTTGTCTTTGGCCATAACAAATTCATATTCATTGCTGCCGAACTTACCTTCCCAAGCAGCCGCAAATGAATTACCCTTGGCCATCTTGTTGGCAATCTCTTCTTTGGTATAGTCTTGGCGCAGTTGACCTACGATAGTCTCTGGACCCATGTTTAACGCACGAATGGCGCTTGGATACAGACTGTTGATATCCATACTGCCAATCCAATCGTGGATGCCTTTCTTTGGATACGCTACATAGGCACCTGCTGCCTGGGTATCGGCAGTATCATCTCTGCGTGGACGACTTGGCACAACTAGGCCTAAGTGATGTGCTTCGTTAATAATAGCCTGTTCTGTCACGGCCACAGCACCCATAGTAGTCTGTAACAATACTGTACAATCATGTGCTAGGGTATTGGCAAGATCTAAGAATTTAAGTTTCTTATCTAAGCGATCTAACAGCATAGTATCTTGACGGTTGTATTCAATGAACTTTTTAAAGTCGTTGTTATACAGTTGATCTAATGTGCCTTCGTATTGTGTTTTGCGTTCGCCTAGCTCGTATTCAGCAATGGCATCTAGTGAATAACTATGGCGCTCTTCATAGGTATACTTGCGATATAGTTCGAGACTATCTAAATGCACACGACCTACTAGATCGTAAGTGACCGCCTGCTTCCCGTACTTTTCGTATTCTCGTTTCTTAGGCAGTTGGTCAAATAAACATAATCTACGAGTGTCCTCTTTGCTCAATGTTTTGATAATACGGTTAACAGTGTAGGGCATATCAAAGCCCTCACTGTTCCAACCGCTCAATACATCTGCATCGTCGATGAGATTTAAGAATGTATCTAACATCTCGTATTCTGTTTCAAACAGTATAGTATTTGGAAAGTCCTTGACCTGCTCCTGCGCCTGTTCCATGGTTAAGGTCTTTGGCGGTACTGCTAAACATACAAGTGTGTCTAACCATTGTAGGTGGACAGCGATCGCAGTAATGGGCATAAACGCATCGTCGGGGCTTGCATACCCACGTTCTGGATCAAAGTCTACCTCAATATCCCAAAACGCTACATTTAGTTTAGGTGCGTCTTTGCCTAGATAGTTTTCTTCTAGACAGCGGAATACAGGATTGATATCACTCTCATAAAGTTTATGACCTGAGTGAATCTTTTGCTCTTTGATATTTTCTTTCCAGCTCTTGCTGACAACCTTGGTTAAAGGTTCTCCGAAGATTGATGTGGCCTTACCCCTACCGTCGGGATAATAGAACATATAACGTGCTGGAAATTGTTGGAATAATCGACCCTTGTGAGGATCTCGTTCGACAACCTTGACGATATCAAGATCTCGATCCCAGATGGAATCTACATACGACATTTACTTCTCCTATACCACTTATGGCTGGTTAACCTTCTAATGTGCGACTTATGGCTCGCAGAACCTTTCTCGTTTTTATTTATGGTTATTCGGAATCAGGTAGACGATTTGCGTGTCCACTGATATCTACGATTGTTTCTAAATCATCAAACTCACGGAACACTTGATCCCACTGATCTTTCTGCGCAATCTTGATAGCTTTCTTGATAACACTTGGTTTAACATCAAGTTCTTCTGCGATTGCTTTAATGGTTTCGTTTAGTCCTTCTGTTAGATCTGCGATTTCTTGCATCACTGTCATACCTTCCGAAACGATTTGTTTAATTTTGATCTTTTCTGGATCGCCAAATGCTTTACTCATAGTATCTCCTTGGTAGTCTTATTATTATACAGGGTTGAAAAGGAAAGGTCAACTAATTTTTAAGTTAGCTGACCTTTTTTGGGGTTATCGTTTAATTGCTGGGCCACCGAATATGCTAGTACCTTTCATATTCAATGCGTTGTCTGTTGGTTTCTGTGCTTTTGGTTTTGGTTGCGGCGGTGCTTTAGTACCACTTTGTCCTGGACTACCTGTGTATGATTTCTTACCACGTGCTGCACCTGGACTTAGGTGTGGATTAACTACTGTGCCAATTGATGCTGAACTTGTAGCACCTGCTGTTGCTGATTCTTCTACACCTTGCTTTAGACAATGTTTTAATTCTGCCACTGCTTCTTCGTATGAATCGTAGCCCGCATTGTCTATGTTGTAAGCATAGCACTTCATATACCATTGGCCGTTTCCAGGACTTGATTCACGGTCGATACCAACTTCACCCACTGGTTTGCCATTCTTCTTAAAGATTTTGCGTTCTTGGTCTGCGTGACCTTCCGCCATACTTTCTGTTTTCTTTACAATCTTGTAAGGATGATATTCACGTTCGCCACCGTCGTCTGGTTGGATGTGTACACCAGTTTGCCCAACACGGGTAACTTTACCGCTACGTGATTTATGTCCACCAGGATATTGTTCTTTGCTGGTATCTGCTGTAACATGATCGCCTACACGTAGATCAGTTTTAGGCATTGGGCGATCTTTACCTTCTAATAGTTCGTAGATTTTCATTTCTTTAATTTGTTCCTGTCTGGTACTGGACTTACAGTATTAGCAGAATCTAACTCATGTGATCCTGGAGTTGTTATCATCGTTGAGGTGACACCGATAACTTTTGCAGCAGCCTGTGCAATCTCATCATCTGCCTTAGTATATCCAATTGTAGTCATTTTTTGTCCAATAGGGCCACTACGGTCCATATCACTGTCTGGAGCACCTGCGAGGGCAACTCCAAAGCGATATGCATAGTATGGGCTAGAGTTATCTAACTGATCATATTTGCGCATATTAGGAATAGACTTTTGAGTTGATTTTCTCAACTTCTTAACTCTATTGTTTTCTGTTATAAACTCGTGTGCTCTCATTTTTTCTTACCCGATTTCATATTAGCACACCAGTGCGCCATACGTTGTTTTTCACCCGAACTGTTTTTTGCAATACTGCGCAATTTACTAACTGGTTGTTTACAGTTCACTCCGCTGCGTTTAGCTAAACCTTTGCGTCCTGGGTTCTTGCCATCTGCAAAGTTTTCTAATTGCTTTACATTAGATTTAGCAACTATTCTAGCAGGAATATCTTTCTTGTCAAGCAGTTTATAAGCCATGAATCTATGATGTCCATCTAACACCTGATATCCTGTACCTTGTCTGCGTACTAATATCGGTGGTAATTCTTTACCTGCTTTTAATGCTTTAACTATATTATATAAATTCTTAGCGTGTTCTGGTTTTTTAAACTTGTCATCTGTCTCAAATGTTGTAAGTTTGCTAACAGGCAACATAACTGTGGGTTCTGATTGGCCTTTATCTGTTATATAAGCACCGAAGTCTTCTGGATCAGTGCTTAATTTAACTTTGGCAACTTCTGTTATAAACTCATACGCTCTCATCACTTTCCTACAGGTTTCTCGTTAGTCATATATGGTCGGCTAAACCACAATTGGAACCATTCAGGAGTACCTGGTTGTATATTATGTTCTTTCATCAACGCGGCTTTTTCCATACCTGTTAAAGAAATGTTACTACCTTTATTTATTTCTTTATCGTGGGTGGATGTAATACCACTTAATCGACGTAGGTCGTTTATATTCATTTGCTTTCTAATAGTTTAATCAAATTAGCCATAGCGACTTCTGCACTTTCGTCTACTGGTACACAGTTGTTTACACGAGTATCACCTTTCATCTTAGTGCCTTGTTTCTTGTAGCCTTTCCAGCATTTAGCATCTAGGCGTTGTTTTGTTTCTGACATATTGCCGTGTGTTTCACACATACCGCAATCTGGACAGGTCATTTCCATCTCAAGGCTTTCATTGTGTTTTTTCTTACCAGCACAGTGCGCCTTTTGGCTGAATCCTTTAGGATGTGCGCAGTTGATTGATTTCTTATACTTTTGGCTCCACTTTTCTTCAACCTTAGCTTCAGCTAAGAAACGTTCTGCGTTCTCGATCATTAATGCCATGTCCTCAATGCTTTCGCAATGCCATTTGCGTAGAGCTAATGCTTTACGAGTAGGCTCACCGTTGGGTTTTTTCATAGGACCTTTTGATCCGCCCATTCTAGCACAAAACGATTTGCGTCTTTTAGCATCTTTGCTACCTGGCTTTAATTCGCTAGGCTTTTTAGTTACTGCTGTTTGTAATTTACTACCTGGATGTTCTCTGCGATAACTAGCAACACCTTTTTTGTTAAGTCCGCCGTTCTTGTTCTTGCCACTCTTCTTTTGCCAAGCTGCGGTTTCATTAGTTGTGCTTTTATCAACAACATAGTTGCCCATACCTACACCTGCCATACCATCTTGCCCTTCTTTTGCCAATTTACTAGCAAGTTGATGTACTTTGACACCATAGTCCTTGCCATTCTTTCTAATTAAGAATTTAATGAAGTCAAAATACTTGTCACGTTCTTGTGGATGGGACATAGCACGACCGATAAGTTCTCGAGCCTGGGTAGCATCTGACATTTCATTACCTTCGTCTACTGGTTCATCACGAGTATAAACTAATCGTTCTGCTTCTTTAGGATCCATACCTTTTACATTTACATAGTAATGATACATGCGTTTTAATTCAGCAGGATCTGCATCATCATATGCTTCTGCTACAGGCTCTTCGATTGATGATAGTTTAGGTTTAGTAGCCTTCTTAGGTGCGTTAGCATATGGTAGCAGATAATCTGCTACTAGATCAAAGAATGGCTTGCCATCTACTGGAGTATCTGCACTAACACCTGCTGCTTGACTAAATGCATCGCGATCACCTGCGGCTACAGCATTGCGCAGGGCAGTTGCTGAACTTAATCGGGGAGTGGGTTGTTGTTTGATTTCTTTAAAGTTGTAGAAACCGTGAGCACCTTGTTTGCCATTATATTGTTGTATGGTCTTGGTCACCCAATCTTCATCTGTCAGGCATAGCAATGTACCGGCATTAGGATGTGCTTCAAAAGCGTTGCTGGCTAAAGTTAACCAACTGGTATCTGCGACGATATGACCTTCTACTTCTGGCCAAATAGTTTTCATCGCTTCTACTTTAACATCATATGGTAGTGGATCCTTAGGACCTTGAGTGCTTTGATTAGTGCCAACATACCAAACTGGATATTTGCTGGCCATTTCCCAAGCTGCCTTGTGACCCTTGTGTGGAGGATTGAAGCGACCAAATATAATGGCCACTGTTTCTCCTGCTGTTTCAAATAGTTGATTTAAGTTCATATTCTTTCCTTACGCTGGCGTCCATTGTTTGCGTGGCACTAACTTAACATTGCCAAACTTCTTCTCTGGACCTGCATATCGTACACGGCCTTCACCGTGGGTATCCCATACTTCACCGTGGTTTTGTTCCACTTGTGCGAGTATATTGTCTTTCAAATCTTGTATTTTCTTCACTAGAGTAAAGATTGCTGCTAGTGCGTTTGGATTAGCCTGTGCTAGCCCATTAATCTTTTCTTGTTTTGGCGCACTGACCTTGCTGCCTGACAGCCATACTATAAAGTGCTTAGGACTTAGTTGATCGAGTTGGCGTGCTTTTGCAGTTTGATTAACATAAGTGTAGATGATATTCTTTAAATCACCTAGTCCTGCTTGTCCTGCCAAGAATGAATCAATCTCTTTTGCGTGTTGTGACAAGAACTGTTCAACTGCGTCTATTTGTTTAGTGTCGATCTTCACTGGTTGTTTGTTATAAACAGGTCCTAACACGATTAATTTAGGATTACTGTTGAACTGACTAAAGTCACTGATAGGTTTTTGTGCATTATCTGGCATACCAAACTCTGAGAAGTATGCGTGTCCTACTACCATAACATCTGCACCGCTGATACGATGCCCTAGGGTTGATTGTGATGCCACATGATAGCAGGTTTGGCTTTTTGGATTAGGACAGAAGTTGAATATGCCCTTTTGATCCGCTGCCGGACGTTGTAAGAACAGTCCGTCTGCATAGACAAAGCCCACAAAGTCTTTTGGAGTAGCAGCATCAAACAGTGGATATAGGTTAGCAAACTCTGTGGCAAACTTATCGCGTGCTGTGCGCTCTTCTGGTGTCTTGGGATTGCCGCTTTGTGTGGCAATAAAGTCTTTGACTGCTGCAGGATTATCTGTTTTAGCACCACGGCTCCAACCGTTGTGTCCTGCTAGGATAAGTGGACTGCCTGCACGCTCACGACCCCAATAGATCTGAGGATTGCCATCCCACTTCATGCGTATACTTTCTGCACCCTGTGGAGTGTTAAAGTCTTTTAGGTGTTCTAATGCTTCCATAGTACCGTTACTACCGTAGAAGAACACTAGATCTTCGAGGTGATTGAACGCACGACCTAATTGTTTAGGTGCTGCATCTTCACGCAAGAAAAGTTCTAATAATCTCATAGTCTATCTAACCACTCACGATACCATTCACGGCTGCCTACTTGGAGGCTTTCTTCTGCACGTTTAAGTTCGTGCCAGTTTGGATCTTGTTTGGCCTGTGCTAACAAGTCATCCGCTTGTTGTTTAGGCAGTGCGGCCAATATAGCCTCGACTGATCCTAGATTCTTAGCACCTGCGCTAGGTGTTAGTAATGTTTTTGCGATTTGATCTAGGTCATCTGACACAAAGTCTGCTTTCTTACCTGCTGCATCGCGTGTAAACAAGCCTTGGAACGCTGACCACATGTAGCCTTTGCTCTTGGCTAAGATGCTGATTAATAATTGCTTGTTGACGCCTTTATATGGACTGTTGGCTGGTATATCGTGCGTGTGTATCTTGCTGATCTGTTCTGCACGAGCAGTGACCATGATGTCGACTTGATGTGCTTCTTGGCCTACTGGCACACGCACATGAACACTAATACCTGTTTGTGCTGTTTCAAAGCCTTTCTTAGCAATGTAATCGTTAAGTGCCTTACGTGCTGCTTTGGCATCTGCTACTTTAAAGTAATCTAATACTGCCTGTTCGTCAACCATAACATCCATATCACCACTTTGGTGACCGTGTTTTGGAGTTGCTGTACTGCCTACAGGGATAGCATCGATACCTGTACCTGCGAGTGCATTGTTGATAGCACCTAAGATGGTAGGCACTTCTTTGTGATCAAATGCAGTCACATCTGCAAATACATTGCCGCCTTCTACTAATATCATACCTTGTATTCACCTTGCTCAATATCGTTGTGATGTTGATCTGCTAGACGTTGACATAGACCTCGACGCATGTCTAATGGAAATATGTCTTTAGGATCACGATCCATATGGGCTTCTTTATAGAACTCCATGCAACCTCGATTAACCATAGGCATCCATTTCTTGATGTATTCACCGTGGTCAAAGTCTTTGGATTTTTGTTTCTCTGCGATTTCTTTTGCCAAAGGCATAAAATGATCTTTATGTAGTTGATCGTGATCTAAGATATACCAAAATACTTCATCTGCTAGTTTATCTTTATCTGCTTCAGTCTGTCCATTAACGTCATCGCGACTATCCTTATCTGGATTAGCCTGATGCGATGGGACATTAAAAAATTCGTATAATTTCATAATAATACTCCGATGGAGTATTTATGCTGTTTTAATCGAACAATCAATTAGTGGTTATAGTTAACGAATTGTACAGTGCCGTTTGGTTGTGCAAGACTGCGATGTACCTGCGCACGAACCCAAACAAAGTTGCCTGTAAAGTTAAAGTAGTTAGTAGTAGTTGTTGCCGGAACGATTGGATAAGCATAGGTCACTGCGGTATTAACTACATTAAACCAATCTGCTTCTGTGGGATTAACTGCTAGAGTTGCCTGCATAGTTAAAGTGCCAGCAAAGTTTGGAGTCACAGTATAGGTTATTGTGTGTAAACCGTCTGCGGCCCCAAAGTATCCATCACCTTTTTCTGGTATTGAGTTGAATAAAGTACTTCCATCTGCTGCATAAGCCGCTGATGGTATAGCGACTGATGTAGCAGTAAATGTACTGGAGTTGATAATAAAAGTAAATCTTGAGCTCAATGCTGGCATAGTTTATAATCCTGATGCAGTATTTATGCTACCTTTACTGACTTTCTTCTTCAGTCGCTTTCGGCTTGTCTAATAAAGGCAGCACATCGACATAATTCAAAGTAAGTTCAGTATCTGTAGCACCAATCTCAACAATACCACCGTTAACTAACTTGCCAAATAAGATCTCTTTACTTAGAGGTTTCTTAATGAACTCATCAATAGTACGTTGTAGTGGACGAGCACCCATCTTGCTGTCAAAGCCTTTCTTGATCAAGAACTCGACTGCTTCAACAGTAGGTTTAACGTGTACATTGCGTTCTTTGACCAATACATTAAGATCGTCGATGAATTTCTTAACAACTTTAATCATCGTTTCGTGATCAAGTTTGCCAAAGCGTATCATACCATCTAAACGATTTCGGAACTCCGGAGCAAAGAACTTGTTAATGGCATCTTTTGGATCTCCGTCCCGTTCTAAACTGCCAAATCCTACACCGTTCTTCTCAGCATCACTAGCACCTAGGTTACTAGTCATAATGATAATAGCGTTGCGACCATCTGCTTTCTTACCGTTGCTGCCGGTAACAACTCCGTTATCCATTAATCCTAATAAGATTGTTAATACACTTGGATGTGCTTTTTCAACCTCATCAAACAACAAGATACAATTTGGATGTTCTTGTAGTTTAGTAATTAATTGTCCGGCATTGTCTTCAAATCCTACGTATCCCGGAGGACTACCAATAAACTTAGCTACACTATGTTGTTCCTGATATTCGCTCATATCAAAGCGTACAAGTTCTACGCTCATGTTGCTGGCCAAGGCCTTGGCAGTTTCTGTTTTACCTACACCTGTAGGTCCAGTAAATAAGAAACTACCAACTGGTTTGTTCAGAGATTTTAAACCTGCTTGTGCGATAAAGATTTTATCTAACAAGACGTCGATGGCTTTCTCTTGTCCAAACACTTTGGTCTTCATATTCTTTTCGAGATCGCGTAGATTTTTGTTTTCTTTAGCAGCGATTTGATCCAATGGTAGACCAGTAATGCGACTAACTTCAAACAAGATCTCATCGTGATCTACGATACCCCCTTCTTCGTCACGCATCTTAAAGCGTGCACCTGCACAGTCGATTAAATCAAATGCCTTATCAGGAAGTTTCTTATCGCTCATATATTTTGTGCTATATTTTACACTGTCAATGATCGCTTGGTTAGTGATCTTAACATTGTGATGTTTTTCGTAATACTTGCGTAGACCTTTGACAATCTTGATACAGGTTGCTTCATCTGGCTCATTGACCATAACCTTTTGGAAACGGCGCATTAATGCACGATCTTTCTCAAAGTGTTTACGGAATTCTTCCCAAGTAGTACTAGCGATAACCTTGATAGTACCTTTGCCTAGTGCAGGTTTAAGCATATTGCTCATATCGTTTGAACTGCCGCTGACAGCACCGGCACCACTCATCATATGTGCTTCGTCAATGAACAGGATACAATTCTTTTTCTTTTCTAATGCACTAATAACATTCTTTAGACGCTCTTCAAAATCGCCACGATACTTACTACCTGCTAACATAGCACCGATGTCTAGCGAGTATACCGAATGGTCTTTGATAAAGTTAGGTACGGCACCTTCGATGATCTTGCGAGCAACACCTTCTGCGATAGCAGTCTTGCCTACTCCTGGATCGCCAATTAACATAACATTTGATTTATGACGACGTGCTAGGATTAATGTGAGTTCTTCAATCTCTTTCTCGCGACCGATAACTGGATCAATCTGTTTTGATTTTGCTTTAGAAGTTAGGTTAGAGCAGTATTGGATTAAGAACTTTTCTAGTTGACGTTCGCTTACTTCGCTACTTGCTTCTTTCTCTTCAACGAGATCAGTATCTTTTGTCACAAACTCTAAGAATGTATCTTTCTCAATATTAGCCTTGCGCATGAAGTAATTTGCGTGACTTTGTTTTTCTGAGAACAAACTGATCAAGCAATCTACTGGCTCAATAAGTTGACGACCACTAAACAATACCTGTGTAAACGCACGATTCAACATACGTTCAATAGTATTGGTTTTCTTGGGACGAGCACCGTCTGCTAAGTTTGCGATGTCTCTCAGGTTCTCATCAATGAATACTGTTAGGTCATTGCGTAGTTCACCTACATCTGCACCGTATTCGTCTAGGAGTGCGGCGAACTTCTTATCCATCACTAGTCCATATAGAAAATGCTCAAGCGTAAGATATTCGTGATTTCGTAGTGTGGCTTCGGTAATTGCATTTTCGAATATACGAGCTAGGTCTTTGTTTGGTTCTAACATCAAGTTTCCTTTGGGTTGATATAATTATTTAAGCTCTTGCTGATCTAATGAACTCTTTTTGTTCTTCTGTTAGATCAGTTGGAATCACGACATTGATTTTTAATAATAGTCTGCCTCTAAATCTATTGTCGTGCATATTAGGCATACCTTGCCCTTGTAAGGCCAGTGTAGTATTAGGTTGTGTGCCTGCAGGTATAGTGACATTTAATGACTTGTAATCTATTGTAGTTATTACTTGCTCAATACCTAGTATAGCATCTAGTGCAGAAATGTCAATGTTTTTGATTAGATCATCACCTTGGCGTTCAAATAGGCTAGATGGTTGAACCATAACGGTTAGATGTATGTCGCCTCTGGGAATACCCGGTATACGATCGTCGCCTATCTCACGCAGTCTAAGAGTAGTTCCATCCATAACACCTGGCGGAATCTTTACGTTGATAATCTGTTCTCTGCCGCTGGGCAATTGTACAGTAGCAACTAATTCTTTGCCGTCAAACGCTTCTTCTAGACTAACTGAAGTATGTAGGTTCAGGGTGACATTACGCTGTGGTCTAGCGTGATTTCTTTGCCCGAACATATCCCCAAATCCAAAAGCATTAAACATATCTTCAAATCCACCCATATTGCCTGTGTGGAAATGGAAGTTGTTTGGTTGCTGCGGATTATCGTGTTGTTGTCGTTTCTGAGGGTCGCTTAGAGTTTCGTAAGCCTGCTGAACTTCTTGGAACTTGGCGGTATCGCCACCTTTATCGGGGTGGTGTGTGGCCGCAAGTTTGCGGTAGGCTCGTTTAATGTCTTCGTCTGTGGCGTTTCTTCCAACGCCTAGTGTAGTATATGCATCCATAGTTACTATTATAGATGAATAAAGGAGACCTGTCAAGACCTCCTTTATATTTTTCTTACTTCTTAGTTGGGACTACAGTAACGCCATCTAATTTTTTGTGTACTTTGATTGTTTTGCAATCTTGTACAACATTGCCCTTCTTATCCTTGACAACCTTGCCGGCTTTGTCTAGTTTATCGTGGCATACTTGCTTTGATTCTCCACCTGCAAATGCTGGTGCTGATAATGCTAATGCTAATACTAATGCTAATAGTTTCATTTTATTTTCCTTTATTAAATCTCTGGATCTACCTGTGGTGCTGGTGCTGGCTTGCCACCAAATCCCGTAGTTGTTGCAGGTTTTGCGCCTGTATTAAAACCCGACCCAAATCCTCCGGTTGTTGGCACTGGTGCTACTGGGTGCGGAGTAGGGGCTACTGCTACTGGCGGTGCATAAGTTGCTGCTGGTTGATTTTGCATCATAACTGGCGGAACTGGTGCAGGATCCGGGCTTGGATTATTAGCCTGTGCTATCTTTTCTTGCCCGCGGGTAAATGCCGAGATACCTAAAATCGCACCCATTGCAATATGGTACATACCGCCGCCCTGCAGTGTTAACGGTACCCACATACCAACTGCTTGGCCTGGATTCAAATATTGTAATACATTGTATAAGATTGGACCTAATACAAAGTCAAATAAGATAGTGATCATATAAGTGATTGCCATCATTGGACGCCATTTAGACGTCATAAAATCTTCTTTTTCTTTTGCCATTTTCTTGCTCCTAAGTGTGTAAGTTGGTTATAGTGGTAACCATAGCCAAATACCTTGGCTCATTAATAAAAATCCTAGTCCTGCTACTACAAAACTACTCCAAAACAACATCATACTAACTGCTAAAATACTTGCTGATAATAGTACGATTGATAGTTGGTATGCTGTGCCAGCGTAGCCGATCCATGGACTTTTCTTCTTAGCATGGTCGCGCTCTTCTTCTAATGCTTTGGCCTTTTCAAATAGTGCTGGTTTACCTTCTTCACCTTGATCATATGTCTTGGCCTTGGCTTCAAACTTTTCGGCCAATACAATATTGCTAGTTTGAGCTGCTGCTATTTCGTAGGCTGTTTGTTTAACTGATTTGGCCTGATAGAAGTTCCAAAGGTCGTTGGCTTTGATAGTGTTGTTCATAATAGTCGAACTTAGTCCACTACCGTACCAAACATTAAATGCTAATAAGGCTGCAAAGATATTGATTACTAACCCTGCTTTGCCTTTGATAGCCGCTTCACGTTCACTGCGGCTTGGATTTGGTTTGTCACCCTCTTTAGGTTGCTTTGTCACCATATTCATTACTGAGTCGATCAATGCCATTTTATGCTCCTAAAACTGTTAATGCATGTTCGTAGTGACTGATACGATCTTCAAGACCAATAGTGCCACCGTTAATCTTTTTAGTCATATTTAAAATGTCGCCGCTGTCTGCATATTTGTTCAGATTATTTGCTTCCCAAAACCAACAGGCACTTTGTACAGCAACTTCAAATGTTGCTAGATATTCTGGAACATCTTCAACAGCCATTTCTAAACTGTCAGCAAATGATTGATAATTGCTCTTACCTGTCAATTGGATAAGTCCGCGACCACAGTAGCGATATCCGTCGCCACTTGTTTCTGGACCATTGCCCATACGTCCACCGTAGATCTTATTAGCGATCTTCTCTGGCTGTTTGGCATACTTGTTTGCTTCGTCTAGGCTTTTAAAATATTTCGGAAATACTTTTACAAGGCTTTCTGCTTTGTAGTTTAAGTTTTCTTTGATTGCACGGAATCCACCTGACTCGTGTGCGCACTGCGCTAAGAAAGCAGCAATACGTTGAGGGGTTGTGATATCGTAATCTGGCAATGCCTGTGATAGTGCATCATACCAGTGATCTAGGTATGGATTACCTGGAATTAGTTGAGCAAGTTGGTCTTTGGTTAAGCCATCCATTTGATACTCCTTTTGTTATAGCAGTATTTAACGGATGACTTTTTGAGATTATATTAGTAGTTTATACTGCCTGTGCAATCATGACTAACGCATTGATTGCTATGTTTAATTTTTCGAGTGATTCTAGGTCTGACATATTGGAATCGATTGCCGCAGTGCGTTGGATGTCTTGTAGTAATTCGATAAGTTCTGCGCCTGTAATTTGACCGGACTTACACATTTCTGTGTATTGGTTTGCTTTTACTGCTGCTACATTAACTTCTGGATCTGAACTTTGTATACTTTGTAGCAATAATTGATTTTCTTCGATACTCATTATGGTTTGGCTCCTATGGTTTTCTGCATTGTTTCTGCAGATTTTTCAACTTCTTCAAACTTGATCTTACAGAACATCGGACTTACTGCGTCATTTTCAAACTTGTCACTTAGGCCTTGTGCGATTTCATTTAGTTTAACTGCAGCCGCTGCCGTTGGTTTATCTGAACGATATTGTGTATAGTTTGCAAAGTTTAATGTTTTTGTGCTCAATACAACCGCAGGACCTGATGCTTCTAATGGATTGCTACATTTAGATTTTGCTAAATGTGCAGATGTTCTAATATCTGTAATTTGATTATATTCCATTACATCGTATTTTAAGTTGTATGCTTCGATCAATGCACAACCAGGTAATGCTAATGCTATTACCAATAATAGGGTTTTCATTTAATATCCTCGTAGATTTTCTTTTGTTTTTGATACCATTCTAACCAAAAGTCCGCTTTATCTTGACATTCATGATATTGACTGTAGTTGTCTACTACAACATCTAGCACCTGACTTAGTTTTGCTGTATTCGGATCAACCTGTTTTAAATCTGGGCAGGCTGCTTTTAAATCTTCTGGAATATCTGGCCATATTGGTTTAACTGGCACATCTTCGTCACAGCCTAGTAAGAATAAGAATGGAATTAGAACTAATAAACGTTTCATTTCACTTCCTCCTTAGGTACTTCTAAGTTTAATACTGGACGAGTAGCTGCTTTGTTTAATACTGTGATAATGTCTGGTACACTGCATTGTGTATCAATCGCTACTTCTTTTTCTTTGAGTAATTCTTTAGTAACAATTTTAGTATCGTGTATTAGTTTTGTTCTTGTAACGATTTTAGTTTGGATTTCTGCATTAACTACTTTGCCTTTTTCTTCAGCGACTGCAACTTTTGCCTTCATCGCTTCAACCCGGGCTTGCCAACGATCTTCTACAACAAAGCCACCTTTAAAATATGCTGCTACAATCAATAATACGATACTAACTGGCTTGATAATATAACGCCACTTGTTTACAAACGGAATGAACTTAATGAATAGGCCTGCAACAATGCCAACGATACCCGCTAACAGCATAGTATCTACTAGCCAATGCCAAAAGCTCATTGGAATTAATCCTAACATCCAACCGATCTGAGCCATTACCAATCTCCCTTGCTAATGATTACAGCACGATCCTTGTTTCTAATTAGGAACTTGTTATTAATCTTATTAATATCGTAGTTGCCTAGATATTTTTCTAGGTATAGGGTTTGTCCACGGCTAGCTTCGTCTAGTTGGATACCGCCTTGCAACGATTCTTTTAGATCTTCATAAGCACCGATTGCTTCTAACTGAACTGTTAGATCACCTGAATATACTTTGCTAAATGTAAGGTTGTTGCTTTCGTCAATATCTGTAACAGTTGCAGGTCCTTGATCTAGTACACCTTTAACATCTGAGACTTTTTGTTGTTTAACACGAGCCAAATAGTCATCTTTAGTTAACGGAACAAATTGTTCAAACGCTTCTACTGTAAAATCATGTGATTCTACATCTTTAAAATATCTAAAGCGCCAATCTGTACAATCGCACAGTTGTGTCATACCTCTAAGGATCGCTTCTAGTTCTTTAGCAACCTTCTTATCACGTTTTAATTCAATAAACACAGCGTAGTCACCATCGCGCTCTTCGCCTGTGCTCATATCAGCATCTAATACAGAAGGATATCCCTTTTCGATAAACTCAACTAGGTCAGTGGCAGGAAACTTATCCTTGACACGGAACGAGATAACAATAATATCATCGTCTAATCCCATTTTACTCTTGTATTGATCTACAGTAAATCTATGATTGACCATGTTCTTTAAGTCGCCAGAACGTAGGCCTTCAAATAGTTTAGGCTGTTTGTGGCGTTTCTGCATTTGGTTCAGTCTCCGGTGCTACTTGTCCAGTAGTCATTTCTGTTTGATCGTATTTCATTAGGTCAGCTAATCTTGCACTGTCTTTTTCTTTATAGCCTTGATAGATGTCCTGCATCAATTTCTTAGGCATGCTGATAGTCACTACCCAGATTGGATGCGGATCAATCTTGCCTTTCTTTGTACCTGGGCGGAAGTCACTTGGCTTATGTACTTTGCGTGGAATCATAATCTGTGTGCGTTCGTATTTGATTTCACACCCGTAATCTAGTAAGCGTTCTGCACCTTCTGGATCCGGCATACTCTCATATGGCCATAGGAATTTACAAGTGACTAGATAGCGGCTAACATCGGGTCCGGCCAATAACTCGCCATCTTCCCAGTTCTTGTACACATAAATGTCTAACTCGTCTAAGACCCGTTCAAAATCCTTTAGGATTTTAAATGCGGAGTCATTTACGGTCAGCGTTTGTAAGTTTTTAATAACGTCTACGATATCATGCATAATGGTTCTCTCTTGTTTATATTTATACGATCCGATTTAATGGCGTTTGATTACCTATTTTGGATCCAGGTCTTAAATATCTATGCAGGTGTTTTGTTCACAGAAGGAGTTAAACTTTGCCTAGAACAAGAAGAAAAGAGCGTGTTGTCCAGCTTGCGCAGGACTCTCGCCCACAACAAGACAGTAGGAACTTGATTAATTTTAATCAAAGCCTACGTAGAAAGCCTCAAGTACAGATTATTCCACGTAATCTAAGTCAAGAAACATACCTAGAACTATTAAAGAACCCAAAAAAATGTATCGTGTTTGCTATCGGCCCCGCTGGTACAGGCAAGACAATGATTGGTGTTCAGATGGCCATTAAACAATTAAAAGAGGGGGTGATTACCAAGATAGTTATCACACGGCCTGCGGTATCAGTTGATGAAGAACACGGATTTTTGCCAGGTACTTTAAACCAAAAGATGGAGCCTTGGACTCGTCCTATCATGGATGTGTTTGAAGAATACTATCATCCTAGAGAAATAGCAGATATGTTAGACGATGGTGTTATTGAGATTAGCCCACTTGCTTATATGCGTGGTCGCACTTTTAAGAACGCTTTTATCATCGCTGACGAAATGCAGAATGCCACACCGAGCCAGATGAAGATGCTGTTAACTCGACTAGGCGACAATTCTCGTATGGTTGTAACTGGCGATCTAAACCAAGCAGACAGACCTAGAGAAAACGGATTACTTGAATTTGTAACATTATACGAAGAAGTAAAACGTCATAATCTAATCGATATGGTTTGGTTTGAAGCAAAAGACATCGAGCGACACCCGGTCGTTAAGGAGATATTATCGATCTACAAAGAAACTGATTAGTAATAATATAGTACGTGAGCGATGTAGTATACACCTGCAATGGAACTACATCGCTTTTTTATTGGCAATTAATTCTGAAGCCTTGCTAATTTTACGAGACAGGCCGCAAGATTGATTTCCGGATCGGCAATAAGCGTGTGATCTACAAGACCTTGTTTAATAATCAACAATGCTTGATCCTTAGTTTCATCATCCTTACCAAATAAATCTAAGTTGTCGTATAACCACCTGTAAATATCTTCCATTTCTTCTGGGCGGGCACTAGCACATACTAGTTTACGAGCCTGTTGTATCTTTCCTGCTTTAAATAATTCAACCATCTCTATTTTGTAATCGACCTGTCCTGAGTCACCTTGACTTGCTGACAATAATTGTCCATCTTGAGTATTCTGCTGTACCATATTGATGCACTTGCGTAAATCTGGATAGGTTACCTTAACATAGGTGTCTAGCGTATCGAGATCAAACTCGATATTTTCGGCCACTAAGATAGTTGCTACTCTAGCGGTAAATTCAGTTTGGTCAATTTTCTCAACATGGAATCCTTGACACCGACTATGTATCGCTGGAATGATACGATTTGGATAGTTACAGGTTAAGATAAAACGTGCAGTGTTTGAATACTCTTCCATCACACCTCGCAATGCTGCCTGCGCATTCGGAGTTAGGTAATCTGCCTCATCTAGCAATACAACTTTAAAAGCACCAAATGGCATCGACTGTACGAAGTTAGTAATCTTATCACGAACATCTTCTACTGAGTTAGTACGTGATGCGTTGATAAGAAGCACATCATAATCCTCAATTCCGATCTCATGGATTAGTACTTTAGCTAATGTAGTCTTACCAATACCTGCACTACCACTTAATAGCAAGTGTGGGAAACTGCCCTCTTTAATCCAAGTCGTGACCTGTTTCTTTTGATGATCGTCACGGAACACATAATCTGCTACTGTTTTTGGGCGATATAATTCAACCCATAATGCTTTTGCCATTATACTAATTCCTCTGCGATGCCTAATATTTCTGCTAGTATTAATAATACTGCCGCACTTTTAAAAATACTTGCGAACAAAAATCCACCAGCTATGATACGTAATGCACTTTTAGCAAAGCTGACAATTTGATGGTATAACGGATCTGGGTGTTTCATTTTAATTTCCTTTCTTGCAATTTACGACATTCTTGTTTAACCAACGGTGGCACATCTGGACTAATTTCTGCAATACGACAATCATAAAACACTCGTGTGCGTTCCGGAAGTGTAGTCGGCTGGAAGAACATCATCGCTATTGATGCCATTACCGCAATTAGCAATATTAAAAGTTTTATATCTTCACTTAGTTTCACAATCACAATCCTTACGACCTTGTTCACAGGTTCCACGGCATCCGCGAGCCGATGCTCCTCGGACAAACATTAAAATCCCTATTACTAACACTACCCAAATTAAAAAATAGATCATTTTGCACTCCTTAAAAGTTTATTTGTTTCTGCCTGGGCTACACGCTTGCGTAGACTGCTAGAACTAAATGAATGTGAACGTTCGTTGTAGATAATTTCAATACCTCGTCTGGCACATTCAGGTTTGCCTGTAAAGTCTACCTTCTTATACTCTTCGCCTAATATTCTAACATCGACAGGTAGGATAAGCAAGAGGTCCACAAGGTCCTGTTCAGTTTGATATACTACGATCTCGTCAACAAAGCGGGTAGCACTGAGTTGTATCTGTCGTTCTACGATGCTTTGGACTGGTGGATTTTTCGAATCTGGTCGATCTAATGTGGGATCTGTTTGTAGGCCAGCGATCAAATAATCGCAATGGTTTTTCGCTTCAGCTAACATAGCCACATGACCGGCATGTAACATATCGAAGGTGCTGAATACGATGCCAATCTTTAGGCCCTGTTCTTTAAGTTGCTTTACCTTATTGAATATCAATTTGATCTCCTTAATTCCGTTTCTATCATCCACTGCTTAGACATAAATCTCTTCTTCTAGATAACGCTTTAATTCTTTGTCTGTAGGCTCAACTGCGTAGTTGTTCTTAAAAAAGATTTCATAACTATCACTGCCATACTTACCGATGCCGTATAATTTAGTAGCATCATTACCATCCCAGTTCAAGAACTCTATAGTCATCCTACGGATACGATGCTCACGCACTGTACACATACCTAGGGGTCGGATAATATACATGACCTCTTCTTCATAGCTCTCAAGGAACTTTTCAGGAGTGGGCCACCTGGATAGGAATTCGGGCAAGACTGTTTTCACAGATTTGCGCCCAGTTTGGTTTAACATAATAACGCCAATCATATGCTGCCAGGCGCCATCTATTTGTTGTTGGACCATTAGGTCATCGCGTAGAGGAGTAATCATACAGCTATTATACAGGGAACAATAAGGCCTGTCAAGCCCTATTTGTTTATTTAGAAATGAACTGTGCCAAATTCGGCGGAACCCATCCTGTGGGCTTCAACACTTTTCCATCTTCACGTTTACGAACCTTACCTGTGTCATGATCAATTTTGGCAAAATTAGTCTGCATGACTTCTTTCCACGCACCTTCACCGTCGGCACCCATGCTATGGATAGCACCAACGGTTACTACTAATATGTCAATTAACGCATCTAATACTTCTATCTGGTCAGCAGCAGCATTTGCCGCCCAAAGCTCATCTACTTCTTCTCGTATTAAACTCGTGTAAAGATTAAACTGAGTTTCATTAAAGCCTTCAACTGATTGATCGCACGACTTCATAAATTTTTCTTGATCTCTAAATACGTTTGACATTAAGCACCTGGAATATTAAAGTTAAAGTTTGAGCCTGCTCTTGCAGCCACAGCTCGCATAGTTGAATTATTTGGTTTTTCGTCACTGACTAATAGAATAGCCTTATTGTCTGCCATCCGTAATTCGATTTCTTCGCCGTTGTCCTGTACATACGTGATACCGCGACTCCATCGAGCATGTTCGAGTAATAACCACTCTCCGACTTGCACATCTTCTTGCTCATCGCCTACTGCATATACTCTGCACCAACGAGGATGTATTCCTTCACCTTTGCCGTCGTCTGATTGTAGAACGATTCCACTGTCGGTTACTTCTTCGTCAAAGTGCATATCGCAGACAAAAATCTTATCTTTTAATGGACGTAGTTCGCCTATTACTTTATTCATTTGTATCCTTTGTATCCTTTGCTGGAGCAGTTTTAGATGCCGGAGCAGGTTTTACTACAGGTGCAGGTGCTACAGGCACATTTGCATGTTCTGGGATTGCGTTCGGATTATCCTCATAATATTCAGCAACAATATCTTCACGCTTTTTAATAATCTTACCACCCGGTCCTAGTTCATCTCCACGTGCATTAACCCGTACATTACCTACTGCCGGCATAGTTTCGTTTTTTGCTAATAGAGCATCCATGTCAACTTCTTTACCCTGCATTGATCTATAAATTCTTTTTTCCATCTTATTCTCCTTTGAGGAATTCTCGTATATCGAGTTGATATTTGATACTATCAACTTTGTGTATGCCTATCAAGTACAAACAGTAACTTGCTACTGAACTGCCTCTACCTAACCCCCATACAATATCATGCTTGCGCATGTAATCTACCAAGTATTTAACGCAGACAAGAACGTCCACCATGCCATGTTGGATAAACAATTCTAGTTCTTCTAAAACTCGAGATGTTTCTACTTCTGTAGTACATTGCCTAATTAACCAACTGGCAATATCAAATGTCTTATACTCTTCCGGAATGAACCATTGTTGCTGATTGTGTAGATCAAACTCCTCTACTGAACAAGTGGGTGCTACGTATTGCATCATCTTGTCGATGTTGTCTGCATTTGCATCTACACTGGTATTAAACTGTTGGATGAATTGTGGATCTTCGATGTTCAACAGTGAGAACGAATGCAATTGCCCAGAATACAACCCCTTGAGGATATCCTGTTCGTTGACTATTACTTCGTTATATTGATTTAGTTTCACCTCGGCCACCCCTGACTACTTTCGCAGAAAACTTTGGAGCAACATAGATGTTGAGGTCTTCCCAACATGGGAAATATTGTGTATCGTTTGTGCTAACGTCATCTCTGGACCACCAACCTTCTTCATCGAGTATATCTTTGTATGTTGTGCATGACTCATTTACTTGATATTTTACACGATCACCTATGGTGCTGTCAATGGTTATTTGTCGGATAGCAAAATAATCTTGTGTGATTGCAGTTAATTTACGGAACAATATATTGGCAAAAAAGTAGTCGCTAGGTTCTCGGGGTAGTTGTATAGTAGTTGCATCAAGTGAGGATAACGGTGACAAAAATGTATTATTTTGATCTATAATGACTGAGTTTTGTACAAATTTGCCAATAAACTCTTTGATTTTTGTCAAACCTAAACCGGATATACTATGACCATCACTTGGCATCATACTTACTGTAAGACTGTAATTGATAGGTAGAATTACATCATCGACTATTAAGATGCAGGAAAAGTTAGTTGGCCATATAAAGAAATCTAACGAATCAATTGACATTAATTAAATCGTCTAAATCTTTGTCTTGATTCTTCATATTGATTTTTGATTTTTCTTGAAGACGTGTCTGTTGTTCTGCTTTGTATTGCTCAAGTGCTAGCAGTATCTGATTGCATAATCCACCGTCGCCCATACGGGCAGCGATGGAATATTTACGGCTTAGTTCGGCGATCTTAACTTCGAGATCTTGTTCTTTGATTTCTGTTAAGTTGCCTAATAGAGGATGGAACATTATTAAACAACCGTGTAAGTATTTTTTGGATAATAACCAGTGCCGTATAAACTACCCATAACATTTACAGTATCAACATCTGCAAATACAGTTATTCCACCGTCAGTAGTCCACAGAGTTATCATCGTTGGAAACATCCCGTATGAACTGTCTGGCGCCTGAACTCCAAACATCGTGTGTGGAAGAGTTGATTGATATTGTGCATTTGGTTTGTTAGAAGTATACACAACACCACCCGGTTGAGTAATATCGATTTGTATACCGGGCCAGTCACCTCCGGGATATGGTGCATCTGGACGTAACTCTAATCTCATTTCTGCATATATGCCTGATGGCGGCCAGTTTGTTACATAGAAAGTAGCAGTTGTAGTTGCAGTTGATATTGAGATTCTTTTATAATTGCCTTGACTATAATCGAGTTCTCCGGTTGCAGTAGCATTATTATTTGCTACAAATCCGCTGTTTTGTATCTTAGCACGAACTAGACTTCCGTTAAATTGGAAATCGTTTGATTGGTTTACTTGTACTGAGCCGAGCTGTAAATTTGATATCTCAGTTGTTGCTGTTGAGAACGCTAATTTAATTGCGCTGAAATTATCACGGAATCCTTGGCTAGAATTATCCTTTCCTGCTACCGGAAATGTAGCGTCTATGTTTGTTATGTTTATATTGCTGCTCATTATAAGCCCTCTGTTTAGAAATATTTAGTTTATCATTGCCTAGGTATTGCTAACTTAGGCTATTTGTATTCTGCCATCTACTGTGTACCAATGGATGCCATCATAATAACACGGTTGTGCACCACCTGTAGCATCAGTTACAAACACAAAACTACCTGTTGTAAGTGGAGTTATAGTTGCTAATGTAGATATTGTGTAATTCGGTAGTACGAAAGGATGTAGTGCGGTAACTCCTCCACCGACATTCAAGTTGCCACCAATTCCTACCCCACCCCTTACTATCAACGCACCTGTAGTTGTGTTGGTTGACGTCGCTATATTAGTGATGTTAACTTGATTAGTTGTAGTGGTTCCTATACTACCTGTGTATCCAGCATCACCTTTACTGCCATTATATCCTCGACTACCAGTATACCCTTGGAAAGTGCCTTCATCTAACCAGTATGTACCAACCCAAGCATATAGATGTAAAGTATCCAATACGATATATGTGTCACCTAGGTTAGCTGAACCAGGTAATGCTGAATAAGTCGATGTTGTGCCTGTTAATTGGAATCCAGGTCCTAATGAACCGACATATCCAGTGACCCCTTGTATACCTTGACTACCTGTATATCCTACACCGATACTACCGATATATCCTCTACTACCTACAAATCCGTAACTACCTACGTATCCGATTCCACCAATTGACCCTTGATAGCCGGTTGAACCTTGATAGCCGATTGACCCAGTGTATCCACTGCCGGTATACCCAACACTACCATAGTAACCTTGAGATCCATAAAATCCTCGACTGCCGGCATATCCGCCTGATGGTCCAGTGTCACCTTTACTTCCGTAATATCCAGTCGGTCCTTGGAAAGTGCCTTCATCTAACCAATATGTACCAACCCAGGCATATAGATGTAATGTATCTAATACAATGTATGAATCTCCATACTTTCCGGAATACGGAGTAGGTAGTGCTGAATAAGTTGATGTTGTGCCTGTTAATTGGAATCCGGGTCCTAATGAACCAATATATCCAGTAACTCCTTGTATACCACGACTACCAGTATACCCAATTACATCGCTTGCTGATCCAATATATCCAGTAGACCCAACATATCCAATACTGCCCGCATATCCTGCTGCGGTACTTGCACTACCTATGTATCCGACATCACCTTGACTGCCAATAAATCCGAGATCTCCATGACTGCCTGTGTATCCAAAACTACCATTGTATCCTTGAGGAGCAATAACTGTGGCTCCAATATAATCTTTTATCTGTGATAGTGTTGCTTTTTTTGTTGTGTTGGGGGTTACGTTGACGTCGACTACTGGAAATACGATATTTCCAGTAGATGTTGTTAGTGCAGGTAAACCAAGTATGTTAGGCATTTAAAACTCCAAATCTAAAAGACTTCCGTCTTCTGCTAATAGTGGGGCACCTTCCGGTACAGAAAGTGTTAAATCTTCATTAATAGTGCTACCACCTGATATTCTATTTGGGAACAATAGATATTTAGTGTCTGGATAGTCAACAGTTGATGATAATAAGATTCGATCTGCTATAAAATCTAATTGTTTAAAATCAAATCCTGTTAAATTAATTCTCTTGATAATAATTTCACTCATACCTGGGAGAGCATAACATAGCGGAATAGCCTTGACAAATCCAATAGGTGCCCCGTATGATGATTGAATAGTTCTCATCCAATTTGGCATGGTATATTCATCTGTGGCAAAATTAGAATCTAGATAATTTTTCATAGCATCGATGACAGTGTTAGCTTCGTCGATTAATTCTACATAAACAACTTCGTAAGTTGCGTTACCTGATGCGTCTTTAGAAACCGCAGTCTTTAATCCGTTAAACAGTAATCTCTGTTCTTGGAACAAATGATTCATTGAAGCAGCATACATTCTTATAGGCTTTTTTTGTATGCCGTATTCTAATACAAATTTCATAAGTTTCTGCACACCAAATGCAGGATCTAATGGTCTATATAACATCGAAGTATCAAATGTGTAAGGATCAGTAATGAACCCTTCAAACAGCTTTCTGTCAGCAGATGACATGTAAGGTGCTATATGCATCTGTATATATTCATTGATATTATATTCATCTATAGTAATCAAGAATTCTTTATCTACAATATTTCGTTGATATACATCAGTTGCTTCTACTGTAAATGTGTAATTTTTATCTATAGTGGTAAGACCGTGATCTAATGTAAATTCTCTAAATCCGTATTGAGCAAGATCGAAGTAAGTTTGTGAATTATATCTTACTCGTCCTATAATAGTCCCGTCGCTGCCTAAAGTCAATCCCGTTGGCAATCGACCTTTAGTTAATTTGTATCTTATAGGTGCAGGAGTTGTGGTATGTTGAGCTATTATCGCAAACTCGCTATCATATCCTGGTGATATAGCTCCGAGATTGTTAGGAGTTACAAATTCTAATACATTATCGATATTGCCTTTAACTGTAAGAACAAAAGTCCTATCCCGATATGATTGCTCTCCGGTATTAGCATCTGTCTTTATCAGTCTTACAGTAAAATTATATGCTGTACTATAAACAGGGTAATACGGTAGTCTAGCAAATAATACACCGGTAGTTGTATCGAGGTCAAAATAACTAGGATGTACACTAGGTGATCCGTCTATGTTGGTATTTGGAGTCAACCAATCGTAGGTGGTGGGTCCGGTATTTGGATCTGGATCATATGTGCTAAGTTGTATAACTTGATAATTGCTGGCTCTAATATATCCTAGATTGACAGGACTGAGCCATGCTGGGGTAATTAGATAAGAACTATCTGCGGTGTATAACGTAGTGTCACTGTCGATTAATGTAGTATCTGCTCGAAGTGAGCTAGGATCCTCAACCTTGATTTGGAATAACCTACGTGAACTAGCAACACTATCTGTAACAGTAACATAAAATTGATATACTTTTGCAAGGAAAGTAGGACGCTGATTAACGATATTTCCAGAAAATAATGTTGCATGATCGTATGGGTAGTTATCGTAGGTCTCATTATCATACCCACCTACTGGTGATACTAAAACGTCGATGCCTAGGGTATCTGTTACATAACCGTATAATCTCCCATCCTCAGTTAATGTTAGCCCTGGAGGAAGTTCACCTTCTAGGTCCCCTATATAATATCTTAATTTTTGTCCTGCCGGTAATACATCATAAATTGCGCTAAGTTGATAGTCAACATACTCTTTGTTAACTACATATGATTGTCCGCCTAATCCTAGTGACAGATATCCTGACGGAGTCAACCAAACAGGATCAGTTGCGCCTTGAGTATCTATGATAAAAGTTCGATCGGTGATACCGTCACTGTTTGCGGCACGCACTACAAACTGTGAAGTTATTAGTTGACCAACACTAAAAGGAGTTCCGGAGATTGTTCCGCTGCTGATTAACCCTAGTCCACCGGGTAGTGTTCCGCTAATAACAGAAAATGTAGATGTAGTCTCTGTGGATAGGAGGAAAGATGTTGCGACTCGCTCAGTTGCGGTTCCTAAGAACCCTGCTGGTGTTATCCATTGTGGAGTTGCCATAATCTTATAATCTTCCTACCACAACCTCAATTGTACCTATCTCGTTAGAATCCCAAGATCCTAATGCTTTACCTATTACTGATCCTAATGTCGGGTCACTTGATGCTGTAGCTACTCCTGGAATAGTTGAAGTAACGACCATATCACCTTTGTTAATCTTTCCTGTTACACGGCATGGAACACGCCCTGTTAGTGCGACTGGTAATCCTTCTGCAGCAGAATTCATTAAGTGTGCTGGGTTGGTAGATATAACTCCAGCAACCTTACGATCCATGTAGTCAGTTGACTGTGTAATCTCAGCAGCCCCACCAAATACTACTACAGTACCTGGCGCATACTCAGCATCTGATGTATATTTTTCTGCCAAGTCAGCGTATTGTGCGCTAGTAGCAACACCGTTCATAGTAGCTACCCAAATATCACCGGCACTATTTCTAGCAACTAAAGTGCTCGGAGTAGCTTGTCCTGCTACACCGATGTTCGCATCAAATGTTGCTGCAGAACTTCCATTAAATGGACCTCCTGTTAAGTAAGTTCCTGCACTTAACGAATTCACAGTATTAACATTAATAGCTGTAGAACCGTCAAATGGTACTCCGTTGATATTAACTTTCGTTGTTAGTTTATCAGCAGTAAGGGCACGGGCAACTGTTGCTCCTCCTACCACTGTTGCGATTGTTTGCCAAGAAACTATCCCTGACGAATCTGAAGCTATTATAGAAGAAGTGTGCGATCCACCTGCATATAATGATATCCAACCTGCATTTGCTCCAGTAGTGGATGAGAAGAAATTGCTATCAAACTGTGCTACCCCTAATGAGTTTGGATTGACTCCCGAAGACCCATTTATTGTAGTGGCAGCGTTTAATGATAATTTACTTTGTGCAATCGCCGCTGATGCATTAACATCAGCATCGACGATGACTCCTGATCTAAGTTGTAGATTGATGCTATTACCTGTTCTGGTAATACTAATATCTGACGATGTTGTATTAGATACGTTTACGATCTGACGAGTAGCATTCCAGATAGGTGTATTAGTAGCAGTATTAACATTTAGTGAGCCGCCGAACATTAATAGGTCAGTGTCTGCAACATTAGTCAGTGCCACATCACTTAGTGCGCTAACCTGTCTATATATGTCAACATAGTGTCTGGTTGTTGCCTGTAACATTGAGTCAGTATATGTTGGATCTCGGAATAATGTTAATGCGCCCGACATTGAATCACCAGCTTTGGCTACTTTTAAATTAGCACTTTGATCAACATACACTTTATTAGCGGCATTATAATCAGTTAATGGAGTAGCCAAATTTTGAATAAACCCTGTAGCTGTACTGCCCATATTGATCGAATTGCCACCGGTCTTTAGAGTATTTGTCATGGCCTGTATACCAGACAGGTCTAGATAACCAGAACCAAGTTTGCCGCCATTTGCAACAGATCCTAGAACATTTAATCCTAGTCTGCGATCTATATAACCAACTAATGCAGTTTGTGTAGGAACAGTTCCTGCAGCTGGCGGATTCATTGTTGTATCCTGAGCATCAAATTTAGTGACTAAATCACCGTTGCCTAATCTTAGACTGACTACATTGTTTAATGATATCTCAGCTGATATTGTAGCAACTCCAGTGCCTTGATTAATTTGGAATAGATTCCCTACACGGAAGTTACCGTCTTGATCAGTTGCTGTTACGAAAACACGACCTCTACCGATTTGGGTTACTTCTTTGCTAGAGCTACGAGTCTGCCGAGGCGGTCCGTAGATATCATTTGGAATATTTGATGTTTCTCGTCCACCAGTTCCGACATCTACAAAGTCTTGTCCAGTAGCACGTAGTATAGAAATTCTAGTAGAAATTTCAGCAGGTTGACCTTTTTGTAGCCCTGCATTAAGTGTGATAGTGCTAGTAGTCATGCTTGAAGACAATGGAGGAGATATTGTAATAGTAGCACTAGTAACACTAGTTGCAGTATAATTTGTAATGGTATGTACTCTATCATTCCAAGCAAATATATATCGTTTACTAGCATCTGTCGCACCTACAATCACTGAATTGAATAATCGTTGGCCGTCGGAAATAGCAGCACCTATTCCGACACTAGCTGCTAATGCATTTATATGTAATGTAGTATCACCGCTTGCTGGTAATGCTGTAGCATAAGGTGACATCTGGATGTAATGGAATCCTTCATCAAATGAAGCTACTGCGAATCCTAATCCCTTATTATCGTAGGTCAATACTCGATATGCTATAGATTGGGATTCGTTAAAATCCAATGCTGTAGCCGGACGACTGATTGTAGTAGTGTCAATTCCTGAGATTTCAAAAGATTTATAACCACGAATATTCACAGGAGTACCGTTTGGAATAGGTGCTTGTAATGTACCTTGTCCGCCTGCAGTTAACAGATCAACTTGTATTGTTGTGGCGGTAGTGGTTACTGTGCTCGCTCCGGCAATAGTATATGTTGCAATTCCGATCTTTTTACCGGTAACATCTACTGCATTGCCGTGATCAACTTCTAATAGTGATTTGGGAGTCGGAATGTAACTCCAATTATCTAGATAAATTACCGTACCGCTAGCAGTGTTAATTGTGTTAATATTCCAGAAGTTAGCATTGCTGTTTACAGTTGCAGTTGTAATCATGTCATTTACTAATCTAACTGGAATAGGTACTTCAGTAGTATCACTTCCTTTAGATATTAAAGCATAATTACCATATTTGATGGCACCGTTTGATGAACCAATCTGCCCACCGTTACATGCATAGTAACTTACGTGGCAGAAATATGCGAATACAGATACTAATTCCGAGAACGCAATATTAGTTACAACGATACCATAGCCTAAATCGTTAAGTTGTGTAAAGTCCGCTGCTAGTGCTGAACGATAACCAGCTGTGCCTATTTCGATAACTGACGGCAAGACTCCGATAAACCCTTTCCCAATCGCAGAATTAGATAATGTTAAGGTGGCCGGAACTGAATATGCTCCGCCTATAAATGTTACAGTTGGTGCATTGGAATATCCTGATCCTGGATTAGTGATAGTAATCGTTGATATCACTCCACCGTTGATATTTGCCACACCTTGCGCAACAGATCCACCTGAATTTTCTGGTGCTGAGAATTGCACAGCTGGAGCAACACTATATCCAGAACCAGCATTAACTGTTATAATGCCATTAGGTGCATTAAGACCGCCTGCGTTATTCGGATTAAGATGCAATACACCCGAACTAGCATTAGTATATGCAATCACCTCTGCACGTATAAAATCACGGTTTGCTTCGAGTATTGCCGCAGCCTTTTGTACATTTGAATTATTTGATCTAGTTAAGCTGATTGGGATCTCAGCCAGTGCAGAGCTTGGTCCGTTAGTAACAATACTAACAATCAAATCAATCATTAACTGTAATGAATTACCTTCAGCCGCTGTTGCGACAGGGAATGTAGTATTCTGAACCTGTGTATTTCCAGAAGTTACGATAACTGGTTGATTAGTTACAATTAATGGAATTATGCTGCGTAATCTATTATATGCAACTACGATTACCGGTGTCTCGTTAGTGGTAACTGATGATGTAGATGAGTAGCCGTAGTAGTATACACCAGCTTGAGTAGCCTGTCTATTACCGCCATACAATATATCAAAACTTACATCATCGATCATATAACCAACATCACGCCACCAACTACCGTGGTCGAAAGATATTAGTGGATAGGTGTCGGTAATATATCCAATCGCTTCAGCTTGAATATATGCCTTATTAGCTTGTAGTAAATTATATCCTGTTTGTGCAGCCGAAATAGCAGATAATCCGGGACTAACAATTGCATCTGTTACTCCAACTGTGCCGACATTTAGGATATTAGTGATCACTGCAAAATCAGTAGCAATATTGGCAGCTATTCCGCTGGTCGATGTAGGCAGATTAGTAACCTGGGTAACAGTTGATTGATGTCTTGTTCCGGAGGTGTCTAGTTGTATAACCTTCTGAGAAAGTGAGCTAATATAGTTAATAGCAGCTACAGTTGCAGCTACGTTAGGAGCAAAAGCACCTACGTAACTTGTTTGATTCCAATATTGTAAACCAGCAAAATTGCTTTGTGTGTAACCATTGCCTGTAAACAACAGGTCAGTTGCCATACTGTCAACAATTAATCCAATGTCACGCGAGCATTTAGTTTGATTGTAATTAAAATCATTAGTGTAGTAATCTATCTCGTAACTCACTCCATTTACTACAAATCTACTTGGAGTTTGTGGTTGTCTGAGAGTTAACCCTGTCACACTAATTGTTGTAGTACCTGTAAAGTAAGTTGATGTATTTGTAGACTGTGCAGGTAAGTTACCAACAGATCCGTCGATATACATACCACCGGCAAATGTCTGTGTGTTAATTGATCTAGAAAGACTAGAACAGTTTTGCATATAAGGTGATTTAGTTAAGATCTGACCTTCTGGATCTAGCACCACCATAAACCCACCGTGATTTTGGGCCGTGACCGCACGCAAGATCGTTTGATCGTTCATCAAGAATACATCGATCTCATTATTTTGTTTAGGAGTAGATGTTATATCGTTTGGATCAGTTAAGTAATGATATCCAAACCGTTGTGATACGATCTGCATACCGTCGAATACTGTGTCTCTACAGAAGTATATTTGTGCCCAAGGACTAGTGCTAGCCCCAGCAGCTGGTCGAATAATCACCCGTCTAAATTCGTCACCGCGGATTGAACAGGTGCGCGGAACTCTGATAGGATATTGTTCTTCGTATATTCCAGATTCGATCATGATCGTAATATTAGATGAAGATACTGGAGTACCGTACATTAATGGTTCATTTAATTCGAATGTTTTTGGAGGATCCTGAACAATCACTCGAACGTCGTATGATTCTAGTTTTGTCTGTAATGGATCATTACCGACATTAGATATACTGTCAACAAATGCGATAGCACCACTGGTCATACCTTTGACATATGAACCAGGGTGTATGTCATTTTCATTGAATGGATCTGTACCATTTCCAGTATAATCTACCTTTAAAACTATATTTCCATTGATACTACTACTTGTGGTAATGGATCTAATTACTGATTTGTTTAAATATGTTCCGCCGTATGTGATGTATTTTTGGTCAGGACCGAGTTCGATAGTAGCTGCATTAACGAGAGTTTCTGCATATTGACAGGCTTTATTAATGGTTCTAAATGCGTAAGCAAGTGCTCTACCAGCAGTTACTCCGGTCTGTGCATCGTTTCCTGAAGTGCTAACAAATAAATTAATTGAACTAGCAAATGAAGTACTATCTACATAATGCTTAGTAGCAAGATCTTGTGCAGCCGTTGGATCAGAAAAATTAATGCCTCGTTTGTTATTACCATCAAGATTGCCCCCTAATGTTGGCGTAGGATCTGTAATAAGTGCAGATTTAGTATTGCTGATAAAAATATTAGAACCAGTAGAAACAATAGAAATACCAGTACTGGCTACTAATATTTTATTAGTTAAGCTATTACCTAGGACATTAACTCCAATGATTGAAGCAGCGTTTGTAATTGTATCTGCAATTAAGGTCTTTGGAGTATCTGCTAGACTTTTTGTAAAGAATATTCCGCTACCTGCACCTGCTAGGCTATATAATTCGTCAAAATTTTGATTGGCTTTATTAAATGCGTCACGTATACTATCACCGGTACCATCATTACTCTGGGTTCCGATTTTGATTGTTTGTCTGCTCATGTCTGTCCTCTATTGCTATATTTACTGTATAACATCACTATGGTATTTACCTAAAAGTTTTGTAATCATTATGTAAATACTCGATGCTGATAGCACAGAAGAAAGTCACTACAACGTATAAACGCCTAAGCAAACTAGGTAAGGTGCACGAACATAGTCGCACCAAGGTTGTGTTGGAAATGCGTTGTGATAATTGCAGTGCATTATTTGAGAGAGACCAATCGAAGATAAATCCTAAGCGTCGTAGCAACACTTATTTTCATGTCTGTCTCGAGTGTGATGCTAAACGCTTTGCCCAACGCAAAGGTGTTGAACGCAGATTTATATGGGATAAACCTGCGAGTAGTTCAGACGATATTAGCAAACTTTAATCCGCATACATTTCGCGGAGTTCTTCTCGAATATTGTCGTGTACGATTAAGTCGATCGCTTGATCCCTAAAAGCATTGATGCTCATCTTTCGGGCAGCATGGTATTCGATTCCCCTACTTTCCAGGTAGCTGATCTTTTCTATGCTGAGTGGAGTTGTTTCTGATGCATATCCCGATGTTATAAAATCTGCATTAATGAATGTTTCTGGTTTAGAATAGCAGCGGCCGGTTGGTTCGATGACTAGATTGGAGCTTTCAATCCCAATAGAGCTATTAACTGATTCCGGTTCTGCTACTGCGATGCTTTGGAACACAGTTTGGCTTTCTCCGCCCGCAATACCTAAGAACATTTGACTGCTGACTGAATTAGCACCTTGGTGCATGATCTTTGTAATAACTTCAGTATCACCGGCACAGTCGTTATAGATAAGACCATATGAACTAAAGATTGAACCTTCTTCTTGATACACCTGTACAATATGTTTATTGAGCTTGCCATTCTTAGCATAGATACCAAGATTGAGCATGGCGCCTGGTTTTAGGTGCACGTCATATAAGAATACCTGTTGCAGTTCAGCCTCCATCTCATTAAGGATGTTAATATCTAATGTAGCACCGCTTCGAACAAAGATCTTTAGATGTTTTGCCAACAGTTCTTTTTCAGTCGGGATCTGACGTAATACAACCTGATCAGCTTGATCTTCATCGAGCTCAACCATTGCAGCATCTAATATTTTAAACTCTTTATCGAAGTACTCTTCCGGACTAAACTGCCAATCCGGATCTCCGCGCTCTGCTCTAAGAAAACTGTGTATAGCCATCTTCTACGATCCTTTTATATAATTCATTTGATCCTTTTTCTCGGATCTCTCCATTTACCATAACATGAACGTATGTTGGTTCTAAGATGTCTAATAACTTTTGACTATGTGTGACAATAATTGCAGCTTTGGTACTGTCTAAGAGAAATGTTTTAATACTCTTTGCGATAGTTTCTAATTCGTCTGCTTCTACACCGGCATCAATCTCATCCAATACGATTAGGTCTGGATCTAATAACCACATGTGTAAGATTTCATTCTTTTTAATTTCAGTTGTAGACATAGATTCATGATTGACTATTTTATATCCATGATTTGAACTAAGTCCTAATTTACTGCACAGGGCTTTGTAATCCTTTTCAATATCATTTGGTGTCCTAGGATCATTGTGAGCAGCTAATATAGATTTAACTAGCTCAAAATTAGTTACACCGTCGATAGTTGGCGGAACTTGCCAACTGGCAAATATACCTAACAGACTGCGTTCGTATATATTTTTATCAAGGATAGATTTCTTATTAAAAGTAATTGTGCCTTCTGTCATCGCTAGTGCTTGTAGTCCGAGGATGGCATGCACTAGATAAGACTTTCCGGAATTCTGCGGTCCCATGATAGCATGGATTTCTCCAGCTTTGACATCTAGTGAGATATCGTTAATTAGTTCAAGGTCTTCAATTGCGGTAGTTAGGTGTTTTATTTTAAGCATATCTTATTATATAATATCGCGACCTTTTAATCAAGAATTTTATTCATGGTATTTATTGATATTAAATACACAGTAAATTTTTTCATGAGGAAATACAAAATGTTAAAGAAACTTAAAGAACTATTATTTGGCGCACCTGTTGTAGCAACTCCGGCACCAGAGGCACCTTATAAAGTAGAAGAACCCGTGGTAGAAACACCAGCAGCAGTTTATATCCCACCTGCAAAACCTGCACGTAAACCACGTGCACCAAAAGCAGATGTTGCTGTCAAACCAGCACCTAAGGCTGCTTCACCAAAAGCTGCGAAAACACCTAAGGCTGCTAAAGTTACATCAGCACCAAAAGCACCTAAGGCTAAGAAAACTAAGTAAGTCTAGCGTTGATGATTGTCCAATCAATAATCTTCCATTGATTGTTTAGATATGATTTTTTATCAGAGCCGAAGTCGAATTGAAAGGAATGTTCCCACCAGTCAACAAGGATTACAATGTCCTTCTTGATTTGGTGGTTTTTTATGGTCTTGATTTCACCATCTTTGGCAAGATAAACCCAACCACTACCTTGAACAGCCATTGCGGCTTTTTCAAAGGATGCTTGGAATTTCTCCCAAGATGAATAATGTTCTTCTATAAGTGCCAGTACTGCGCCATCTGGCTTGTTACTGCCTTTGGGCGCACGGAATTGACTGAAGTAAATTGAATGTAGATAAGCGCCGGCTTCGTTGAAGTCTGCATCGCCTTCGCCTGCATTATATCGATCGCAGTAGGCCTTGTACAGTTTACCATAGTGATAATCTAATGTACTTTTGCTGAGACTTTTGCCTAATCCGTCGAGTGAATAGGCTAGCTTAACACGTTCGAGTGTTTTGCCTAGTCTGCCTTCGGTTATTTGTCTTATAAAATTATACATAATGTTTAGTGAGCGCCGATTCGCCGTTGAGCCACATTGGCTGTGCTACAAAGAAATAGGAAAAATTTATAACTTGCGGATCCTCGGATGTCCTATTGACCGCTCAGTGATATTTATGACTTAGTTAAACAGTGCCAAGTATATTGTTGTGGTGTCATATATTGATGTAATACCACAGGCTCGCCCGGACCGGTGATTATTCTAAGACCGTGATAGTATTCTTTAAGCCAAATCCACTGACCGCTGTCCATTTTGCGTGGAACCCAAGCAAACTTCAAGTACCACGACCACGGATGGCCTTCTGAAAACCAATTTGGGCTACCAAACCAACCAGTGGTCATCACACTAATTCCAATTTTTTTGCACGTTCATATAAGGCAAATGAAGCAAGATTTTTCCCTTTTGATTCACACATAATATCAAACGATTCTAAGAAACTTAGTGCCCAATCGTTACAGGCTGTGTTCCAATAGAAGTCACTGTGCGCACGTAGCTTGGATTTCTTATGTCCCGACTCTAACAGTGCTAGGTAATTAGGTGCTGTAGTTGTGTCGTGCCCCACGAGATAATCTTCGCGACTACAACTATAATGTAGAGTAGGGCGCTGACCACGCCAACTTTCCAGCACACGTTTTGTACGGTCGTCCGCCAGGGAGAGATATTCTCCTTCCCGTACCCAATTATGATGAAGATCAAGCACGATAGGAATACCGTGATCACTAAGTACAAGACAATCTTCCAATCCATGTTTCATTTCCTCGTTTTCTATAGTTAAGGTATTGCGGGCCTCAACACTTAATTTAGGATAAACATCAATGATGCCCTGGGCACCACGACGGCCTGCAATATGCACGTTGCATTTAAAGTCTTGGAATCGTTGACCGTAGCCCATCCAACGGATCATATCCGCATGGTATTCAAATTCTTCTACGCTACGACGAACAATTTCAGGATTATCAGAAGCAAGAACAGTAAACTGGCCGGGATGAAAGCTAAGTCGAACACCACATTTGCGAGCCTGATCGCCCACTTCTTGGAAGTGTTTTTCCGCATAAGCCAATACGTCAGGACGCAGCCAAAAGTAGCCCCAAGTACCATGAGTATATACAGGAAGAATATCGCTACTAATCCGTACCATTCGTAAATGAAAATCTAATTTACCTACCCTTTCGATTAATTTGCGTGTGCTTTCGATATTCTGGACCATTAGGTCCCAGAGCTTTTGTTCTGCTACATCTTTAGTTTGTCGATCCAGCCAAGCGACTGTAGTGCTGCCAGTGTTGTACTGTTTAGCAT